AGCACCGCAAAGATAGCCCTTATCTTTGAAATAGCAAACCTCTTATTAGAAAATTAATTATTTGGATTACTTTTTTCTTATTTTTGATTGGTCGCCCAAAATATTGTATTATATTTGCTGTACAATATAATACAATGTAATGCAAATAATAATATGGAAGCAGTAGTAAGAAAACAAACTTCGTTCCGCTTGCGTGAGGATTTATTGCAAATCTTGCAGGAACATGCTAAGAAGGCAAACAGAAGCCTTAATAATTTTGTAGAAAGCACCTTGATGGATGCAATGTATTCAGAACCTAATGAAGAGACGGTTGCAGCCATAAACGAGGCGCGTTCCGGTAAATATGCCGGGGTTATTGATACGACAGATTTTGGCTCATTCAAAACAACAACAGAAAAGGCATGAGCGCAATAGACATTATCCGGGGTATTCTGATATACATGTACGGGCAAGACCACAACCCACCACACCTGCACATTAAAGACGGTGGCAACTGGTTTACTATCACTATCAAAGATAGGATGGTAGAAGGTAAGGGAACAGCAAAGACTATCCGACTGATAAATGAATACATAGACACCCACGAAGCGCAATTACTTGAAATTTGGGAAAAGGCGCAAAACGGTGAGAAGATAGAAAAGGTTAAACGATAAAAAGACAATGATATGATACTATTAGTAGAATCCGCTGAATATATGGGTAAATACACTCTTTTGTGTACGTTCAACAATGGAGAAAGAAGAAAAGTAGATTTAACGCCACTCCTGAAATATCCGGCTTTCGAGGAACTGAAAGATGAAAGCGAGTTTGAGCGTTACGGGGTTGACGGTACAGTATTTTGGGCAAACGGTGCGGACATCGCCCCTGAATTTCTTTATGAAAATGGGACACCATATAAAGCATAATTATCTTTTGATACAGACGGAGATTGAGCTTCTTAAACTTGGAAGCCACTCTGAACTATTTGGGAAAAAGAAGTGATAAGCTATTTATAATCAGTCTAAATTACAAAGATTTCCGTTAAAAATATTGTCAAAATGATTTATTAGGAATTACTTTGCAAACAAAACTTAAAAAATAGATATTTGTATGAAAAAGATTTTATTGCTATTAACTGTGTTGTGTTATTGTATATCTATGAGTTCCCAAGTTATGAGGGCTGAGGAATTGGAAAAATATGCAAAGGAGAAATATGGGGATAGTTGGGTTGAAGCAGCAGAAACGCTCTCATCTCAATTAACTCTTGATAAAAACAATTCTTTAACCTATACACAAATAGTAGATTGTGGAAAAGCCACAAAAGAACAATTATATGTAATTCTGAATTATTGGTTTACTGCAACATTTAATGACGCAAATTCTGTAATAAAATTAAATGATAAGGAATTAGGAACTATAATTGGAGAAGGGTTTGTGGATAGTATATCCGAACACTTAGGAGGAATGAGCCGATACAAGGTGAGTATTACTCCTATTATAAAAGTTGACATAAAAGATACTAAGATACGTATTACTTATACCCTTCAATATTATAATATTATAAAAGTTATAGGAGGTGGAATAATATCTGCATTTTCAGATGGAACTCAAAGACCGCAAACAAATATAGAAAAATGGCCTATTGATACGTGTTATCCATTCGCAGAAAAAGATAAGCATAAAGCAAAAAAAACATCCTCCAAGGCATTGGTTATGGCTCATGCCTACTCAAACGTTATTATGGATAAGATTGAGGAAGTGGTTAAAAACGGACTGGTGGGAAATGAAAATGACGATTGGTAAATAAAAATATCTATATATAATTCCGTTTTATCGCCTTACTTAGGTTATTTCCAAATAATAAAGCCAGATGTAATGTCTGGCTTTTTCTTTTTCTCTTCCCTTTTCTGATTTTCATTTTTGCCTTTCTTATTTAGAAAATTCTAAATAATTCAATATCTTTGTATCACCATGTGATGTTGCATGGCACTCAATATTAGGACTTATGGCAAACGAATTTATAATTACCGATTTAGTCGACAAAAAAGCCGTACAACAATTAAAGGAACTCCGTCTTGAATTTGATAGTACAAAAGGGTCTTATGTGGAGCTTGCTAAGGAGTTGGCGCAAGGAGTAAAAACTAATCCCAAAACATTTGATGAACTTTCCCAAAAAGCACGTAATTATACCTCGCTGTTGGAGAAATTGAATAAGACGCAAGAAAATATGGCATCTATTCAGGCAAAACAACTTACCGTGCTACGTCAAGTATCCCAGCAACTAAATTCAATGTCATCTTTGCAAAAGTTAAACCTTTTGTTCGAACAGTTCGCCAAAAATATCAAGAATGCAAGTGATATGCTTGCCGGATTATCTTCCGCATCCAACCAGGTGTCTTCGGCGCAGGATAATGCGGCTAAAAGTACCCAAACAGCAAGTAATATAATAAGCCAGGCATCCACTCAATTGCAGGCGGCAAATATGAACTATGCCGCCATAATCGACACCGTACAGGCATATGATGGCGAAGTTACCAAGCTAACGGCTGATACCATAGCCAATAAAGAAGCTATGAAGCAAATTTTTGCAGATATTAGAGCTCTTGGAAAATCTTATAAAGACGGGGAAATTACTTTGTCTGAATATATAAGGCAGTCTTCGCTATTAAAACAAAGGCATACGGAACTGATGGCGCAAAATCAGCAATATTCGACTTTGATAAAAAATCATTCCACGGCAATTATTTCAGCTTCCGGCAGCTATTATGAAATGAATGCCGCCATGCTTGAGTTGCAGAAAAGGTATAAGGCGTTGAGTGAAGCTGACCGGGAAAGTAGTGTCGGGAAGAATTTGATAGCGCAAGCCAATGCTTTGAATAATAAGTTGAAAGAAATTGACTCTCAATTTGGGAATTATCAAAGGAATGTAGGTAATTATGCGTCCTCTTGGAATGGGCTTAATGTTCAGACGCAGCAGTTATTGCGAGAGTTACCGTCTTTAACAATGAGTTTCAATCAATTCTTCCTTGCCATATCCAACAACTTGCCAATGTTTGTGGATGAATTAAAAAGAGCAAGTGAAGAGTTTAAGCGGATGAAATCCGAAGGACAAACTGCGGTTCCGGTATGGAAACAACTTCTTGGCAGTTTATTTTCTTGGCAATCAGCACTTGTAATAGGTATAACATTATTGTCTGCGTATAGTTCGGAGATTATAGATTGGGTTGCGAGTTTGTTTAGAGGAAAGAAGGCATTGGATGAAATAATTTCCGTTCAAGACAAATTAAGGACAGCTCAAAAAGGAGCTATTCGTGATACAATAGAAGAACGTATCAAATTAGAACTATTATATAAGGCTGCCACCGATAATAAAAAAGCTATGGAAGAGCGTATCGTAGCTGCAAATGAATTAAAAAGTACTTTCCCTAAATTATTTGATAATTATACAAAAGAACAAATAATGACGGGGAATGCAAAAGACGCATATAGATTATTAACAGCACAGATTATCGCTACTGCCAAAGCTAAACGGGTAATGAATGAAGTGACAAAAGCCGCAACAAATTACGAGGAAACCGAGTTTAAACGGCTTAATCAAGTTTATACTGTCGAAAAAGCACGTGCAGAATATCAAAAGTTTGTAGATACGGGATTATCGAGAACAGAAGCAGGTATAGATGCAAAAAAGAAACTTGAAGCGGAAGAAGCAACTTTGAAAGCCTTAAAAGAGCAAAGTATTCAGTATAAGAACCAAATGAATGATTTGGAAAAATTAGTAGATGTAAAAGCATTGGTTAATGACCCGGGTAAAAATAATAAAGCTTATGACGATGAAAAAAAGAAAGTGGAAGAATACGCTGAATATATCAAGAAGATAACAGAGGATTTATCCAAATCTAAAATAGAATTGATAGCTGACGGTAGAGAAAAAGAAATAGCTGAAATCAGTAAGGAATACTATGATAGGATTAAAGAGATAAAGGGTAGGACAGACGAAGAAATAGAGCTTCGGAAAAATCTTGAAACGCTGAAAGGAAAAGCCATTGCGGAAATAAACGATAAATACGATAAGGAACTGCTTGAAATAGAAAAAACAAATCTTGAAAACAGATTGGCTTCCATTGGGGAAAACTCGAATGAAGAATTAGACAAAAGGCTTAATCTCCAAATACAACTCAATAATATGATGCGTGATGCGGAAATAAAGGACGCTGAAAAGAATGGAGAGGATGTTGTGGCGATACGCATGAAGTACATGCAACGGGAAAATTCTCTCATAATGCGAAACCTCCAAGAAAGAATTGGGTTGATTGAGGCAAATACTGATAAGGTAGTAAACGAGCAGGAAACATCCGCTTTGAAAGAAGCTAATATCATAAAAAAACAATATGCAAATGGCGAAATAAGCAAAGAGGATTACGAAAAGAAATTATATGATATTGGGGTTAAGTATGCTAAGGCGCGTCTTGAAACACTTATGAAAGAGGCGGAGGCTGAAATGTCCCTTCTTGACCCAAATAGTGAAAAGTATCAAGAGTTGGAAGACAGGTTAGCCAACCTTCAAGCACAGATAAACGGAATAAATTATGATGATGCTACCAAGAAACGGGAAGAATGGATAGGCAAGTTTAAAGAGGGTTTGTCAGGGATGAACTCCGCCGCAAGGGATGCGCTTGGTGAAACGGCAGGAATATTCGAGGGGTTATCTGATATAATGGTTGACGTAGCAGAGGATGGAAAGTTAAGTTTTGAAAACATGGCGCAAGCCGTAGGAAAGATAGTATCAGGCATCACCTCGTTAATGACAGATATATATGACGCCCAGATAGAAAATATTGAAAAAGAACAAGAAGCCAACGATGAAGCATACGATAAAGAAATAGAACGTATAGAAGCCCTTGAAGAAAATGGTGCAATTTCTACCGAAGAGGCAGAAGCTCGCAAACGTGCAGCCGAAGATAAGACAGCCGCCAAAAATGCAGAGCTTGAAAAGAAAAAAGCTGCATTACAAGAGAAGCAGGCTAAATGGAATAAGGCAAACTCCATTATTCAGGCAGGAATATTTACCGCTTTAGCTATAACAGAAGCGTTGCCCAACCTTGTTCTTGCTGCATTAGTCGGTGCTATGGGAGCCGCACAAGTAGCCCTAATAGCAGCCCAACCCATTCCCAAATACGCCAAAGGAACAAAAGACCATCCCGGCGGTTTGGCAATAGTAGGTGATGGCGGCAAGAAAGAGGGTATCGTAACTAATAACGGGCTTTTTATCACTCCTGATAAGCCGACATTGGTAGACCTTCCGGCGCATGCGCAGGTAATCCCTGATTTGTCATATATCTATGACCGTAGCGGGCTTACTTCTGATTATGGTTTATTGGAACAAAAGCTAAAGAATATGAGAGAAGAGGGGATTGTTGTTAATGTAAACAACGATTACAGCCGACTTGAAAGAAAGATGGAAAGCAATACCAAACAATTGCAGAACATTGGTCGGATTATGAAGAAAGCCAACCATATCGCGGATTATAATTGGATTTCAAGCAGAGTATAAGATATGATATATAATGACTTAAACAAAATATGCCTTTCCCGCTTTATAGACATATTCCTGGGGGATATTGATAAGGTTGTTCAAGGCGGAAGATATAGTATCAGAGAAAAGGTTTTGGCGGCCGAGAAGCTATGCAATGAATACTTATCAATAATAGGGGGAAAGTCTGTTTCCGCCCAAATAAACCGGAAAAATGAAGTGCTGAAAATTCAAATCCGATTAAATTGCCTTGCCATATGTCAGGAACTCATTTCTTCCGGAAACTGGAGTGATGCTGTAGAAGTCATGTCTGCTTTGGGTTATAAATTCAGAGAGGACGAACATGATAAGATAAAGAACCGGATAAGCAGCGTTTCCGCTTCTGACAACTACCGCCTTGCAAAATTGCAGGAAACATCTCCTGATATAGGGAAAATAAAAATGGATAGGGAATATTTTACCAAAGAACGCGTTTCTTTAATGTCTCATGTAAAAATGCACATTGATGAAAACACGTTCTCCGCCAAAGAATATGCCTATATGGTCAAACGTATGTGTGATGACATAGATGCTATGATACGTTCAACTTCAAAAAAGAAATAGATATGTATTACAGATGTGAACTGTTGATAGGCGGAATGACATATGACGCCACAAATGAGCTTGTTAATTGGGACGATGTAGAGATGTCTTTCAAGAGAGGGGATTATGACGGAGTTGTTCGTAGTTTTTCCACAAAATTTGAGTTTGCCAACGGTGCTTATTCGCTATTGCTGAAAGAATATTTGTCGAATTACCTGAACTCATCCGCAACACTCGTGTTTTATACCCGGAATAACTCATGGCTGTTAAATGAAAAGTTCAGATGCGCTTTGGACTACTCCACATTTTCCTACAATGATACGACGTGCGAAATAAATGCCGTCGACAACAGTATCGCAAGATTGATTAAAGCAAAGAAAGGCACGCAGTATGAATACCCGGTAAAAGAAATAAAGGAGTCCCAGCCTTTGGATTATGACAGATTGTTGATGAACAGTGATATAAAATGGTCTATACCAAGTGACGCGGAAGAGCCTAATGTTTCCCATGTAATGACTGCTTATCCTAATGCTTATTATACTATTCCTTTTTATATGTTAGGACAACCGGAAATTACGACAAAGGACATTGTAGAGGTTTTTGATACGGCTGAAAACCGATTTGAAAGTACGGAAAGTCTATTCGGAGAATATCTGTTCAAAAATATATCTGACAGGGATTTGACCATACGGATAAAAGTAAAATTCAGTGTATTCATTACGTATCAGAGACCAGGCGTATCCTTCCCGATATATATACGGCTTTCCTCTTATAATGAAAATAGTAAAGAGCTTAAAATATATTATCAATCCGCTACAATTCAAACATTTAATACATACACTGTCGATATTGATGAGAATTTGACAATATCTCCAGGTGAGATGATTAATTTCAATATAGCACTTGCAAAATCTGACCCTATATATCAAAATTTTCCCGTTAATTTTAAATTCAACAGTCTTGACACACCGTTAAATATAAGTTTTTCCGAGCGTGGAAAATCTGTAAAAATAGATTGTATCAGTCCTAAAGTATTGCTTAACCGTTTACTGAGGTCTATAACTGATAAGAACAATGTAACGGGTGAAATCGCCACCGGAGTAGATGAGCGTTTAGACATGGCGATGATAGTTCCGGCAGAAAGCATACGAGGACTTCCCAATGCCAAAATATATACATCTTATATCAAATTCGCCAATTGGATGAGCGCGGAATTCGGGTTTGTCCCTGTAATCGGTGACGAGAAGGTGACATTTGTTCATCGTGATACTTTATTCCAAGATACAGAAATAAAGGACTTGCAGGACAGCACTTCCGATTTGGAATACAATGTGAATGCCGGACTGGTTTATTCGGGGGTAAAAGTCGGGTATGACAAACAGGATTACGACAGTGTAAATGGTCGCGATGAATTCCGCTTTACCAATGAATACACCACCGGCATTACATTGACAGATAACGTATTGGAATTAGTTAGCCCATATAGAGCCGATGCTTATGGTATGGAATTTCTTGCGGAAAAAAGAGGTGAAGATACGACTGACAGCGACAGTGATAATGATATATTCTTTGTTGGAGCATCACTTGACGGAGAAAAATACAAGCTTGTAAGGGATGGATATACAATATCCGGTGTCATATCTCCTTCTACTATGTTCAATGCCATGTATTCCCAAAGGTTTATGATTGAAGCAAACGCAAGGTATATAGGTGCTTTTGCCAACGCGTTGGAGTTTACATCATCTGACGGTAACAGTGATGTGACAATCAATGGAGTTAGCGAAAGGTCGAGCATTGTATTGGGAAACAAACTGTTCACAGTAGGAGAACTTTCCGTCAAGACCGGAGATTTGGAAATACCGTCAGACTTGACGGGTTACATTCGGGTGGAAAAGAACGGACATATTTATAAAGGCTACGTAAAAAGTGCAAGCTATAATTATGGACGACCGGAAGCGGTAAAATATTATTTGATAGTCAAGAGTGTGGATTAATAGATGAGGAGATTCCATATAAGTCTATCAGGCACTCGTTATTTTATAAGGTATTATTTGGAATTGGTCTAAATAGTATGTATATTTGCGCATGATGTGTGAAGTTGCACGTCACTATAAAAGGACGAAAGGACATGGTAAAAGTTGGTGATGTTTGCCCTCTTTTTTTCTCACCTGTAAAAGATAAGTTTGGGCTTGATATGGACTATATTCAGAAGTTCCACGCTTCTGATAAAATCCATATACAGGTATTCACTAATGCTTCTGAGGAAGTTTCAGCGAGCCTGAACAATCTTGCCGCAGGAAATTCTACACCAATATCACTTTCCACATATAATCATAATGACAATGTAGTGATGTATTACGCCATTCTTCGAGACTTGGAGGATGCCGTATATACGGTTACAATCAACGAATATACATCAGAACCTTTTATTGTATGCTCCTCTGACGACTTGTTAGAGGAAACTGTACTTATCCGTTATTCCCATAAAAGCAATAACTCCGCTTTTGATAACATATTTTGGGTAGATGATATTCAGCAAGTATTTAATTTTCGTGTGGAAGCAGGATTTAAACCTGGAGGATATTCCCCTCGAATAGATAATGAGCAATATCGCAACCAAATGCAAGAGATAGAAGAATTATACGCAGTACCTTATGATGTGTATAATCTTACGATAGGAAATTCAAGCGGCGTCCCTTATTGGTTTGCAAAACACATAAACCGTATTTTATGCCTTTCTATGGTGGAAATTGACGGGACAAGATATGTCCGTTCGGAAAGTTCTGTTCCGGAAATGACGCAAGTTATTGAAGATAGCCAGCTGTTCCATATAAATATGGCTCTTGAATTGCAGAATAACGATATTGCAGGTATTGGCGGCTCTCCTGAAGCTGGTTCTTCCGCCTCTTTCCCTGCATTCCTGATAGACCACGCCAAAGATGGAGAGATGTTGCAATTCAGCGCAGAAAAAGCTGCATTTACTAATGTTGATAAGGTTGAGGTATGAAAAAAAGGCTTAGTAAAATATTATGGTTTGGTGATGCTCTTAATGAAAACAATCAGGCAGCTCCCCCTGCTTTATCTCCGAGTGATGAAGAGCATTTACAAGGTCTGAATCTCGGGGAAATATATATATGCGTCGCAGATGCCGACCCAGCACTGTTCATCAGGACTTCCGCCGACCGAATTGTCTACTTTAAGGCTCTTGATATAGAGGCTTTATCCAAGTTCTTTATAAGAAAAGACAGACCGGACGAAGCTGGATTTTTAATAAAGTTCTTAGGTGGATTGTTTTCAGACTACATCCAGTCCATGAACTTTTCTTCCGGTGCACTCGGTGAAGGCTTTGTTATTAAAGTAGACAGCAAGACGGGTAAATCCTACATTGAGGTGGACGAACTCTTTGTGCGTATCAAAGCGATGTTCTCCGAACTGGAGATAAAGAAGCTCTCTTATGCAGGCGGAAACTACATGTTCACCGCTGCCGGAATGAAATGTGGAAAGGTAGAAGAACACGAGGATTTTTGGCGTTGCTATCTTTTGGTGGATGATGGAGAAACGGCTATCGAGAACCCGTTCAAGGAAGGCGACCAGGTCCGTTTCCAAGACTTCAATATCAAACCGGGTGTCTATGAGAATGTTTCCAACCGTTATTATTGGCGCTTATGTGTAGGTGTTGGCGAGGATTACATAGACCTTAGTAAGACAGATTGTGACGCAAACAGCGACACACCGCAGGAAGGAGACAGCCTTGTACAGCTCGGTAACAGAACAGACAAGAAGCGTCAGAACGCAATCACCCTGTCTGTGTATGGTGATGATGCGCCGAGTATCCACCAGTATGCAGGAATAAATTCTTATTCTTTAGCAGGCAAGGAAGTGACAGTTATCAGCCCGCAAGGCAACAAGTTCATGGGTGACTTTATCCTGAAAACGGGTGTGAATATCCTTACCCAGTTCAAGATATTGGAAGATTTGATTTACTCTGAAATCTCCAAAGTGCTTGACGAGGTGCAGGCAGAGGATAATTACCTGTACAATGCGGCATTTGCAAGCAATACGAACGGTTGGGAGACAAAGAACGATGTTCGTTTCTTTACTGTGAACGGAAAGTTCTTATTGGTTAACGACAAGTTCTATTCCCGCAAGGATGCCATGGCTGCCGTTATCAGAGACGGGGATAGAAACGTGCTTCGTATTCTTTCTTCCGGAATTAAACAGTCAAATGCTGATTTAGCCAATAAACCGACCTATGAGGAAGGAGAAGAACCGAGAAAGTTCTTTATCTCTTTCCGGTATAAGGTAGCTACAGCCGGAACGCTGACAATAGGATTTCCCGGTCAGAACCTGCATTTCACCGAACGTCTTGAACCGAGTGAGGAATACGCAATGAAAGAGTATTCCGGCACATGGGACGGAACGGGCGACTTTGAATTGAAGTTTACGGGGGATATATACATACATTCGCTGGCTCTTACCGAAAACGCATTCGAGGATTTATATACAAAATTGAGTTCCGAAATAAAGCAGACGGCAGAAAGTATCAGGCTGGAAGTAAAGGAACTCTCGGAAAGCAACAATCAAAGGTTCTCACAGATTGAGCAGCGGGCTGATAGCATTGAGTTGTCTGTTTCCGAAATTGGAGACAGCGTAAAAGAGTTGGGTATTAAAATTGACGGAATAAATGATGAAATTTCATTATTCGTTAAAAAGGACGACATCATTAATTCCATAAATGTCAGTGATGAAGGAATAGTTATAAATGCCAATAAAATCAATTTAGAGGCATATACTCCCAAAAATGGAGTTATAGCTGCTATAAATTTAGGAGATGAAGGAATTAAGATTAAAGCAGAAAAAATAGATATATCCGGAGCTGTTACATTTGACTCTTTGAATAGTTCCTTACAAAGCACTATTAATGAGAAAGTTTCATCGTCTTCTCTTGGCGGACTTGCATACAAAGATGCAGTTGAGGCATCTCAATTAGGAAGCACCATAATCACTGGCGGATACTTAAACTCTAATTTTATAAAGGTAAATACCTTAGAAGCTGGATTGATTGACGGAAGAACTGTAATGACGATAGGCAGTCATGGAATTCGTATGAATGAAGGACAAATTGTCTCTGCTGAGATAGGGACTGAAAGCGTTTCCAACACTTACGGTGGATATATAATATTAAGAGAGCTTGTAAGAGATCCATCGCCTTTTTATTGTAAGCTAACAGCAATGGATTTGATTTTCTACAATCCCGATGGTTCTGTAGATAGACGTTATTAAACACTTTAACTATACAAATATATGAAAATCAATTTTAATCAACCCTTCAAAAACTACAAAGGAGAAGTTATTATAGAAGATAATGGCGCTCCGCAATTAATTAAAAATGTAGTTTCCGCATTGTTATTTAGCGGGAAATGGCTTGAAAGGAAAGCAAATGCTAAGCCGGAAGAAAAAGTTATGGCGTACGACTTAAGCATACGTGTTTACAAATCTATGGAAGAACTGGAGATAAATATCGAAGAAGCAGCCATGATTAAAGAGGCAGTTACCTCCCTTAATCCCGGCGGCTATGTACAAGTAATTAATTTAATTGAGGGGAAATAATGGAAATTACAAATGTTAATAAAAAAGGAACAACAAGAGTTTCTGATGACATACGTATCAAATACAACATGTCTGTAGACAAATCTGAAAAAGTTAGTGCTATGACAGCCAATATAGTAAAGGGAGATACTATTGTGGGGTTCTACAATGTTTCCGCCAATGGTGTTTTAGGACTTTCTTTTAGGGAGAATAATGAATTGACGACAGAAGAAATGAAACAGATATTTGACAATGCAATCAATGACTCTGTCGAAATACTAAATAAATAATTTGCGTTATGGCTTGGACAGAACAGGATTATCAAGAAATAGTTGCCCGCCTTATGGCTAACTCCATAGGAGTTAATGAAGTACCGAATGCGGACAAAGCGGATGATGTAACGTCATTGCCTGCATTTAAACCTTCAGGAAGCGACAGTGAAGCTTCTGTGGTCAATTATCCTTTAGAATTTTTGAAAGGAGAACAAGGCGAGCCAGGTATACAAGGAGAACCTGGGAAGTCATTTAAGGTAGCTGGTGAATACGCCACCCTTGAAGCCTTGAAATCCGCTGTTCCCGATGGTTCGGCAGTTGACGGGTTCATGGCTGTAGGCACGGAAGCCCCTTATGATTACTACGCATGGGTGAACGGTGAATGGGTAAGTCAGGGGAAGATAGCGGGAGGAAATGTTATTGTTCTGCCGAGAGAAATACTTGACTTGACAGGTAGTTCCTCCTCGGAAGAGATATTTGCTACATTTGGCGGTATAGATAAATACAAGGATTTGCTTGAAAAATTGAGCGCAAATAATTACTTGGTGCAGATTGGAGAACCGTCATTAGGCTCACTAAGACATATCTATACTCTTGTAGAATATTCTGTCAAATTCGCTTCAAACAAACAATCGGGAGCGTTATCTTTAAATATCTACAACGAAGACCGGCAGTTAAGAAGATTACATTTCTATTTGGAGGATAACGGCACTACAGCCCGTTGTGGGGAGGCAAGTACTTTCCAACTCGTCAAAGACTCCGACGTCCTCACCAAGACCAACACTTCATCATTCACCCCTACGGGCGATTACCAGCCTGCAACGAAGAAGTATGTGGATGATAAACACATTATGCTTACGATTACAGATGAAGCTCATATACAGTTGATTTCAAATCAAGAAGTTAAAGCAGGAGAAGCCGAATCAAAAATAAATCTTGTATTTGGAAGCATTGATAATTTTAAAAATATTATACAGAGATTATTAAGTGATAATATTTTATTCCTAAAAATTACAGAAAAAGAAATCTTTAAAGTAAGTACGAGTCACACATATTGCAATCCCGATAATGGAGCTTATGAACTTTCGTTTATTTATACTTATACTTCTATTGCCGATGCAAATAATATTAGCTTAGTTACAAAAAGAATTTTTATTGCATTGAATTCAAATGCTACAAATTTTTTCGTAGTAAAAGATATACTCGTTTCCGACAACCTCACCACCCTCACCAAGAAAACCGCTGCCGAGTACGAGGCTATTGGCTCTAAGGATGACAATACAGCATATTGTGTAACCGATTAAAGGATAATGATTATGTTAAAAATAGGAGAATTGACCTCAGGGCTATTTGCTGGAGATAAGCTGATTGCGGGCAAAGAATTTGATATTAAACAACTTGTTGATAACATTACTATTGCTAATGATTTTGTAGATATTTCTGATGGTTCGAGTGTAAGAAGAATTTTAATTGTTAATCTTAGTGATAGTTCCGAGACAGTTTTGTATCGTGGTGAAGTACAAACTAAAATACCTGCACAACATATTGAATGGTATTCTTATGATATAAACAACCAAAGTTTTGCTTACTATAACGAAGGTAATACAGATTTAAGGTGTTTACTTCAATATGTAGAAAACGAGCCAATTGTTGTTACCTCTTATGTTGATACGATATGTAGTAATGGAGATAGCATGTTTGATGTTTATGATAGTACAGTCCCAATAACTGCTAATGTAGTTTGCATTGTAATGAATGCGTGAAACAATAATATTAATAAAATAACAAAGTGTTGACTTTTTTGATTATGAGAGTAAAAGTATTTTACGAAAACTGGTTTGCCAAACTTATCCTCTTTGGCAGCTACACAACTATAATGCTCTTCGGCTTCATCCTTACGAAGCTGAAGGAGTTGTCCGAAACAACTATCCGCCATGAACGGACACATCAGAAACAGTTCTTCGAGTGTATGGAGATAGCGGCTATCCCGTCCGTATTGCTGGCATTCCATGTCAGTGCGTGGTGGTTGTTACTTATCCCGCTATTCTACTACATTCTTTATTTGGCAGAATGGTTTGTGAGCTTCGTGTACCACCTGTTTACAGACAACAAGATTGGGGACGGTAAGGTCAATAAAAACGCTTACCGTGCGAGCGCATTTGAAATGGAAGCCAAACTCAACCAGGATAATCCGAACTATCTGAAAGAACGTAAATGGGGTGCGTGGTTCCGCTATTACGGTAAGATATGAAAATCCCGTCCTACTCTCACGAGCAAAACGGAATGACAGTAGTTCGCTTATTTGATAAGAGACACAAAGATAGGAATAATTGACAAATAACGATAAGATGAAGAATAACATTATTACCCAAAGCATACCGGGTGGTTTCTCGGTAATAGCAAGCAGTTTTATTGCACAGTCATTGGAACACATGATACCGTGGCTGATAGTAACGTTTTCAGTCGTTGTATGCGATTTGATGTTCGGGATAAGGAAATGCTTACTATTGGGTGAAGAATTTCGGTTTTCAAGTGCCGTGCGCCGTACTATGGGTAAAATGGTGACATACTTTGCCTTTGTCTGTATGGTAGTGATGATAAACATCGCTTCCGGAAGCAAGTGGAATATTGATGTGTACTCATGCTTGTTTGTCTGCTTCATAGAGTTCTGCTCTATCATAAGCAATATCTTAAAGCCAAAGGGATATAATTTCAACTTACTGAAAGCGTTGGGATTGTTCGGAAAGAAAGTGCTCGATGTCGAAAAAGAAGATATGAATGAAATAATAACTAAAGATAAGGAGTAACAAAATGAAAAAGAAATTGATTATCGCAGCGATTGTTATCGCTATCATCGTGGGAGTTATGCTGTACATGCACTACACACCGTTTTGGGTGAATCTAACTACTGTCGTATCATTCGGTGTCGGTGTTGTTGCCGGATGGGTGGCTCGTTTAGTTTATGACAAATATTTCAAGGAGGACGCGCAGAATGAAAGTATTGATTGACAACGGACACGGAAGCAATACTCCAGGCAAGTGTTCACCGGACGGAAGATTGAAAGAGTATGCGTATGCCCGTGAGATTGCCATACGTTTGGAAGCCGAATTGCGCAAACAAGGCGTTGATGCCGAACGTATCGTCAAAGAGGAAATAGACGTTCCTCTATCGGAGCGTTGCCGTAGGGCGAACGAATACAAGGCAAGTGACACAATCTTTGTATCTATCCACTGTAATGCAGCGGGAAGCGGCTCTGAATGGATGCGGGCGCGCGGTTGGGAAGCATGGACTTCGGCAGGTCAGACGAAAGCCGATAAATTAGCTGATAGCTTATATGCGGCTGCCGAACGACTTTTGCCGGACATGAAGATACGCAAGGATATGTCAGACGGTGATGCTGATAAGGAAAGCGGGTTTTATATCCTGAAGCACACGAAATGTCCGGCAGTCCTTACAGAGAACCTATTCCAAGACAATAAGGAAGATGTTGATTTCCTATTATCGGAAGAGGGCAAACGGGCAATAGTGGACTTGCATGTGCAGGGAATTGTGAACTATTTGAATAACTCTAAAAAGTAAACATCATGGCAGCAGAAGTTTTATCATTTCAACAAGAAGAAGGCAAAACAGCGTATTACGCAACGTTTGTCAGTGACGGTAATCCCGTTACCATACAGATAAAGAACAAGGGCGGAATGGTGACTGTATTTGCCAATATCGAGGGCATGAATCCTATCCCGCTTTCCCCAAATGCCAATCAAGCCTTAGGTCCTTCCAATGTGATATTTCGTCTTATTGGCATAGCGGCAGGTATGGAAATTACAATAAGAAGTGCTACGAAAGTGTCAGAAGCCAAAATGATTAAAGAGGGATAGCCTTATGAAACCAATCACTATCCCTCACATCAGCATTCCTATAATCGGCATTCCCGTAATCAGCATACTTACCATAGGGTTTCCCGGTGCTGGCGGAAATAAGCCGCATCCATTTCCTGACGAAGGGTATTTATTATTAGCCAATGACGCTCCATTGTTGTTGACTAATGAAGAGCCGATATTGCTTACAAGTAAAAATAAATAGTAGTATGGAAGAGAAAATAGAAAAAGGACAACAAATTGGACAACTCCCCAAAAGAGACGTTTTGACGGGTAATGAGCAGTTTCCCTTTCAAGAAGACAGAGAAAACGGTTCTATCACCCCTAACGCCCTAAAGAGTTTCATTAGTTCCGGAAAAGGTGGATATATGAGCTATATAACCGAGTATAATGTTTCCATTCATCATCCTTCATCTGGAATTGATAGTGGCAATAAATATACATTAGAAGGTGCTATTGTTCAAGTCCCGGAAGATATAAGAACAGCCGGGCTAAAGGTGTCATTCTTGAACAATAGCGGACTTGTGGAGACATGGGAATTTGCAGGTGGAGTATTTGAAAATATCGAGAACTGGAAATCAAATGAAGATAAATTGACTGACATTAGAGATGAAGCAATCAGTAAAATAAAGGAAGTTGAAAGCGATGCTATTTCAAATTTCAGTTCCCAGCGTGTTACCCCTGATATGCTGTCCGAATCAACCAAGCAGTTTATTAATGCAAGTGGTGGCGGTACAATAAACAATCTTGCGGACGACGAAGACCTTGTGTCTGTAGACAAAGGGGAAAATTTAAGTGTTTTAAAATTTGCTGACCGTGCCTATAATCTTGAAACGCATATAGGAATGGGATATAAAATTCTGCGCAGGAATATTATAGACGGTAAAAATATACTTACCCAAGAAATGTTTAACCGTACTAATACAGTTTATGTTATACAGTATGATTTTAATTTAGATGGTAAAACCATAAATCTTCCCAGAAGGACCAAACTGCTGTTTAATGGCGGTAGTTTGAGCAATGGAAAAATTAACTCAAAAGCTCACATTGAGAATTTCAGTGTTGATGGAAATTTTACGTTTAAAGATGTGCAGTTCGGAGCCTACAGTGCTGTGATGGATTTATCCAGTTGTATTCTTCCCACAATAGAAAAAGATGGAAATTATGGTTATGATTTGTCGTTTGTATTGAATACGATAAATAAATGGAAAGCAGATAATCATTATAACCTTAATCTTAAGATTGTTTTCCCATGGTCAACACTTTATTTTATAAAGGAGACCATCTATGTTGATAAAAATGTTTCAATAGATTTTAACGGTTCGATACTTGTTCCGATAAATAGCCTTGATTTTTGTTTTTCTGTTTCTTCCCAAAACCGGATGTACGATGATACCAATACAGGTAAAGTTCAAGGCTCTTATATAAAGAATTTTGTTATAAATGATTCTTTTGGTACAAGATCTAAGTTTATGTTTGTTGCTGACAATCATGAGATTTCCAATGTAAAGGCAATTAAACTGTCAAATACTTTATTAACCTATGGCGGATATATCGAAGATGCTCCGAATGATGTTAACTATATTGACTTTAAAAATATACATGATATTGAACTGAGTAATGAAGTTCGGAAATTTGACGATATTGTTATCGGTAAAGGTGATGGCTGTAGGTTGGACGGTATCCATGGATGTAAGATAAAGATAGAAGGTTCCCAGGGATTTGTCGCATCTAATTGCGTTAACTGCGGTTTCGAACTGCGGGGAAGTCAGGGTGTGATAATCAATCATCATGACGAAGAGGCCAAAGGGTATATACTGACTAATTCTTCATTGACTATGGTTGCTTCAAAGATATGGAAACATAATAGGAACTTGATAACTATAGCTGATGATACGGATTACATGCTATATGGGAATAAGATTTGTGCTTTATCTAAATTAGTTCTTAATGATGTCATTATTGCCGGTTCATTGCATCTGGATTTTGGGCTAATACCTAAAACTGTTTATGATATTTTTTGGGATAATGCAAAATGTGATACCGCTCCAAAGATTATTCTAAACAACACAAGGGTAAAGTCTTCATCCTACAGAGAATTTTTTAATACAGCCGGTGAGTGTTTACTATCAAATGTCAGGTATACGGACATCTGCCAGCCACATGGTTACACTTCTGAGTTAAATAGTATCACGGCAAAGCCTGCATGGTTTGAATCGGATTTGGCTATAAGGGATTTGTCCGGTTCAAAATATGATGTGTTTTACCTTTATGATGATATGAGAAAGGCAGGCGTTAAACTGAACGAAGTGGTTTTTAATGCTACTCCCAAACCGTTTGAAGAGCAGAAATATATTGCGACAATATGTTTGTCTAAGGATTTTAGTGACATACATTATGGAACGTTGCTTTTTTATCACAAAAATAAGGATGTAATAGATTACAAATATTCTCTCGGATTAGATAATTTTGAATTTCATACAGTCAATGAATATTGGGACAATGGAGAGGATGGTTATCTGTTTTTTGACACCGGTAATGCCTTGAACAACCGTATTTTTAAAACATTATCTTCCTCTTTAGATAAATACAATGAGTGCTCTAAGTATATAAAGAACGGCATTAACTGTATCGCTTATTTAAGAGAGATACCTCAATATGGAGAATGGATAATAGGCGATATGGTAGTAGTTGATGGAAACACATATGCCTATAATGGGAAATTATGGTTGGATGCAAGCGGTACTCCGTCTTCTGTTGCCAGATCAGGGGCAACAGGAGAGAGACCACAAAATGTTTTGGCTGGGTTCTGTTATTTCGATAAGACAATAAATAAGCCTGTATGGTGGAATGGTTCTTCATGGACAGATGCCAGTGGAGCTACGGTGTAATGTTTTACTAATTGTTTAATTATTTATGGTATGATAAATAATATCTTAGGTGCGGTGGTATATCTGTCCACCGCCATAGTATTCGGTGGCAGTACTGCACTGCTGATGCTCTTTATCAAGGAGAACAGCGACCGTTGCCACTACTATAACGGCAAGTGGAACAAAATAGACTTGCTGTGTGGAGCTGTCGCAATATGTGCGGGTATGGTTGTAAATCATTATTTGTTGAGGTCATGAAAAAACTACCCTGGCTATTAGTTGTATTGCTGGCAATCGCTTGTGTGGCGGCTTGGTTCCGCCCGCTCAAGCCTTTGCCGGCAGAAATACGTACCGAAACAAAGATACAGACGGTTGTCAAACTTGATACAGTTCTTATCTCCGCACCGATAGCGGTCTTTTGGCAGATATTGCTGAATGACACAGTACGTATAGGGGATACCTTGCTTCATCGCAAACGGGTTGTGTATGAAGATAGCTTGTACCGTGCGGTGGTGAGCGGATATGTAGACCCACGGCTGGATAGCATAAAGGTGTTCCCAAAGACCGTTTATCAAGTGGTAACGAATGACATCTATCATCCGGTTCCCATCAAACCGAAGAAGAAGCGTTGGGGATTAGGGTTGCAGGCTGGATATGGGTATCCGGGCGGCATGTACGTAGGCGCAGGAATAAGTTATAATCTATTTGTATGGTAAGAAAGAAATTAACGATGTAGAAGTTGGCTTGTAGCTGACACTCTTTCGGGGCTTAGAGTATAAAGAAAGCCCCCAACGTTCAAATAATTATTGCCACATAAAAATTTGAAAAAAGCATAAGACACCGCACGTTGGAGGCTTTAATATCTTCAACACGGTATCTTATGCTTTGTTCGTATATAATCAAATATTTTATGTGGCAGGGCAAAGATAAATATAAAATTCAGAAAAACTATGTGTAAGTCAGAAATCTTTGCCGAAACAATTAATCTCGTGGCGCAGGAGACCGAAATACCCGCCAGCCGAATACTATCTTCGGATAAGGATACGGAAACCGTAGACGCCCGCTATTTGCTTGTACAGTTGCTTGTCGAAAGGGGAATGTATCCTTCACAGATAGCTCCTAAAATCCACAAGACCAAACGCGCGATAAACTACATGATTTCCAATTTCCAAGAACGTATGGAAGGCGGGAAAATGTTGAGAATATATTGGGAAAACATTAGGAAAGCGTTGGGAAACAACTGATTTCATGGCAGTATCGGTATTTATACTTTTGTGATGCGGTTGATTTTGACCGTAATACAAAATATAAATCTCTATGGAAAGAACGTATGTCTTCAACCAAGACGGGAACAACGGAAATGGTGGCGGAAGCAAATTCGACATCATGGCTATGTTGCCCAACTTGATGGGAAGCAAGGGTGTAGACCCCGGACTTCTCGCTTTACTGAACCAGGGACGTGGCAGCCAAGACCAATGGGGCGGCTCGTGGTGGTTCATCTGGATTATCCTTTTGTGGTTCTGTTGGGGCGGCAACGGCTTTGGCAACCGCTTTGGCAATGGTGGCGGTCTGCCTGCTGAGCTTAACGGTGATGTCGGTCGTGAATACCTGATGTCAGCCATTCAGGGCAATGGCAATGCCATCAACCAGCTTGCTTCTTCTTTGAACTGCTCTACCCAACAGTTGCAGAGCGCCCTGTGCAACATCCAGGGACTTATCGCCAATGTAGGAAATCAGGTGGGCATGTCAAGCCAGCAAATCATCAACGCATTCCAGTCCGGAAATCAGGCTGTTCTTACTCAGATTGCAGATTGCTGCTGCAAGACTCAGAACGCCATTACCACAATGGGTTATGAGAACCAGCTTGCGATGTGCAATCAGACCAACGCGCTTGTCAACACAGCCAATCAGAATGCACTTTCATTGCGTGACGGTGCGACCGCCAATACCAATGCTATCCTTGCGAAGCTGGACGCCATGCAGAACCAGGCATTGCAGGACAAGATTGCGGCTCTTACAGCAGAAAAAGCCACTTTGACTGCTGAAATCTCCCAACGTAACCAGAATGCTACTATCCTGAATTCAGTAGGACAACAGATTGCTCCTTTGGCAGCAGGCTTGCAGGCATTGCAGTCCGATGTCGATGGAATAAAATGCAAGATGCCTAACACCGTTCCGGTTGTTTACCCTAATATTCAAGCCATCAACACAGACTGTTTCCGTGCTGCGGCTTTCGGTGCTTACGCCGGTGATGCAATGTATGGACGTGGCGGTTGTGGTTGTAACAACTACTGGGGTTAATTCCGGTAAGAAAGGGGGTAATTATGTGGCCTAACTTTTTTACAGGATTTCCTTTCTTGTTCCCTACTATTGGAAGGGCTAATTTCAATACCCTTCCTACGGTAGCCGTAACAGTCGGCACGGAGAACGTGACTTTGGAACTTCCTAACCATGCGTTCCGTAACAGAAGCTATGTAGGCGGTTTCTATGTCAGTCTCCGCCAGGCAATACCAGCCGGCACGACTGCTACACTCCCGATACTGATAGGGACTAATGGGGATACAAGACCGTTGCTGGCTTACAACAATGAGCCGGTGACTGTCGGCAACCTTGCCGGAACGGGTATCTACGAAATTCACTATAACAAGTACACCAACGAACTGTTCCTTGTTAACGGTGGGTATCGTCCGACAACCGCATCGACACCGACTCCGACAGCAGAAGCAACCGCTCAAAAGAGCAAGTAGTTAACATGGGGCTTTGTGGTTGTTTCCAAAATGGGAATAGCCACTCCCCTTTAAAATCAAACCAATATGTTTCAATCACTTCGTACCAATAACCAGTTGTATATACTTCATAAGGATGCTAACCCGTTTATCGAATACGGTCCGGTAGTCAGCGTTTCCGCTCCCAAGCCGAAATATCCTATGGCATCTCCTATGGGACAGTTGCCCCAAATGGAAATGGTTGTGGATGTCGTTGTCTGTATCAACGGGCAGAACACGACTTTCCAAAATCTACCTGCCGGCATGGATATAGCCGACTTCGGACAGAACGGCAATATCGTAGTGTCATGCTCTCGTGATGCGATGAACAACGAGGTCGCTTCTATGAAGCAGAAAAGCATAGACATTATCAATAGCATGGACTTCCACAATTCCGTCATTGCGGGATGTGACAAGATGCTGACGCTCTTGAACCCCGAATTTGCAGAGAAACAACGTCAGGAGCAGGAAATATCATCTCTGAAAGGGCAAATGGCGGAAATGAGCAAGAACATGTCTGACCTTATGGATTTGAACAAACGGCTTATGGAACAGCTCGGAGTTGCTGAAACATCTAAAACAAAGAAATAATATGGGAATGTGGGAAATATTGGAAGAAGGACGCGGAGAATATGACCGTGACTTCGGTATGAGAGGCAGTAATCCTATGGAAGAAGCCTATAGAGAGGGTTGCCGTTATGGTTACGAGAAAGCCATGCGTGAAATGCAGGGCGGTGAAATGGGCTATCGTAACAGCGGTGGTTCACGCGGTGGAAGCTATAGCGGCGGCTCAGATATGGGCGAACGCCGTATGCCGGGTTACTTTCCGGAATATCCGGTTTACAGCGAACGCCGCGGTTCACAGCCTTACGGTGATGATATGGGCGAACGCAGACGCAGACGCGCCAACGGAGAGTTCATGTAATGGAGAGGGGATTATTCCCCTCTTTTGCCAATCACTTAAAATCAGGAAAATATGAAACAAAGATTAGATACATACGACAGAATACCGCCTGCAATGGCTGACTATCTCAGCCAGTACGGATGGCATTTCAGCAAGAAGATGTGCCTATGGGCTGTTTCCCGCATGAAGATGGAAAATAAATCTACGGGTAAAGAAGAAAAGCTGGAGCCAATCAGCAAAGAGCAGGTAGAGGAGCTTCTGAAAAAGTACAGTGTAAACCTGGAGAAGGATGCAGGGTACGACAGCGTTTACGTGGCAAACATGGCGAAGTCGGATTACTACAAAAGTTCTATCACTGACGAAGCCCATCTCGCATTGTTCATTAAGGATTACATAGATGATGTGGACGCTTACAATGGAATGCCTTTCACGCGGTTCTATGCCGACTGCATAGGCTCCGGCAATCCTATCATGTGGGAACAGATGATGTAGCCTATGATAATACAGGATTTTTACATACCGGATTATGATTGGGAAGTCCGTGTATATTATGCGGTGGACTGCTATTATACCGACCGTATCATCGCCGACCTTCGGCGGGTTGGATGCAGGGGGCTGGATTTGGTGAATGCCTATAAGAACATGCGCTCCTGCAATCTGAATACGGGTATCACTTACTCCAATATCCAAAACAGGCAAACCGTAATGGTTATAGCCCTTACTTCTTCCCCGGCAGAGTTTCAAAACTCTTTCGACCATGAAAAAGGGCATCTATGTCGGCATATCTCACGGGCGTTCGGCATCGACCCATACGGGGAAGAGGCGCAGTACCTTAGCGGATATGTGGGACAGAAGATGTTCCCGGTAGCGAAGAAATTTTTGTGTGAACATTGCAGACGTAGCTTATGTGGAAAATAGTACAAGCCATTTTATCAGGCAAATCCCGGGAAGAAGTATATAACATGCTTTCTCCCGAACAGAAAGAGACGCTGAACAGCCTTGCCGCGGCAAATGGTATAAACCGCCAACAACGTAGAAAACTTGAACGTGATGCGAAAAAAGGATTACATAGATGAACTGCTTGAATTGGCGGACAATGTCCTTTACATGGACTATTGCCGCCTTTTCCAAGTTATCCAATGGAACGTTTAGAACGATTTGAACGGGTTCTCCATTGGGTTATACCGCTTGCTGTTTTGGTGAGGGTATTAGCTTGGTGTCTCTAATTCTTTTACATCCTCTAAAGCCTTATATAGCACATATAGTGTACCCATGTGACATTTGAACAAGTCGGTAGCGCCTTCCTCTACGTATTGTGCGTAATCAAACACCAGTTCGATAAGCTCCCCTCTAAGTTCTTCGGGTGTTATGCTATGTTTGAATAATTCGTCTATTGCGCTAAGGTCGTATTTCTTCTTAGCGGGTGTTGTATTTCTTTCCATGATGAATATTTGTTTAGTCTTTTGATAAAAGCCTGTCCGCAATAGATACGGACAAGGCTTGATGTTATTTGCTTTTACGTTCCTCTTCGAGCATTTCCTCTACATAGGAAACTTTATCGAGGTTAAAATCAAGGATATTTCTTACGTCCTTGTGCATTTGGATAAGTTTGTCTCTGTTGTCACTGAACTTATCCATTGCCCTAATATCCCTGATTATGCGTTGGATAAATTCGCAAACCAATGTAATGCCAATAGCCATTCCGTCAGCCGTATATTGCTCTACTGCCTTATCCATAGCCTTATCCGCAAAATTCATTGGAACCATATTACCGTTTTCATCTTGCTTATAAGTAGTAATTTCTTTCCCGAAAAATTCCTTAAAAGCATCGGGTAATGAAAAGCTTGCATGGGCTTTTAAACATGTAATCATATACTGTAAATCGGCACAGGTAGTTTCTTGCACAATATCCCTCCAATCATCTTGCACCATTTCACCAAGAGCTGTATGATGTCTCAAATCATCTTTGGTTAGGTTTAAAGTTCTTATGCTACCGTCCTCATTGTAATCTGATTCTTCACCTCCATATTCGTTGATAGATTCAATCCTTTTTGAACAAGCATAAAATTTCCACTTCCCTTCGTATTCGGAAAAGTATTCATTAAGTATTTCGTTCCATTCATTAAGCCTTTCCACAACTCCATGAAACCACAATTCCCAAAGAACAGTTTGATAAAAAATAGCAGAATAATCTTTATTCTCTTTCTTAGTGTCCTCAAATGTTCTTGGTGAAGAAAATATTCTTACAGTTTCCAATTCACCAATAATTTTATTAAAATATACCGCCAAAACGCAGCTTTCGTTTACATTGCACATAACGTCATAGAACGGTGTTTTTGTATCTCTTTTCATAATGTATTGTTTACGTTTATCACTAATTTTAGAACCCTAATACATTAAGAAATTCATCAAACTTATCTCCATACCATAATGGTTGAGTTTCTTTCGGATTATTCGGATTTACTTGGTTTTCTCCATACAGAAGACCTTTCTCCGTAATTGACTTAAATTTCTTTTTCTGACCGCGTGAAGAATTCCTTTCTACCTCACACAAAAAACCTTTCTGCATGGCTATTTTATTGAAAGCCTGTGCAGAAATCTGCCTTTCCAGTCCTCTTTCTTCAAGAAGTTTTGTTGCTGATTTTATTATCCCTTTTGACGGGGTATAGTCTGGAAGCGGTAGATTGTACGGTTCAAGTATCTGCTTTGCAATAATTAGCTTTGAGTTCTCGTTCAAGTTCAAGAATTTTGCTGCCCATGTAGCAGCTTTCATCTTGTCGGATATGGTTGGCTGTTTCGTTTCTGTTTTTACCAAACTGATTATCGGTTCGGCTTTTCCTGTTTCCAAATCTCTCCAACGAACAACCAATTTTGCTCTCGTTTCATCATTGAATTTGGAAGCGACATACATACACTCATCGTAATGTAGTTCATAACAAGGACGAGTTTCTCCTTTTGCATCCTTGTATTCAACGAGCGCAAAATTGCGCCCGTTAACTTTCACCCATGCTGGTTCCATATCACGAATAGAGCGCATAACATCTTTGTGGTTTCTACCTGCGAGCTCTGCAATTTCAAGCGAGCTCATTGTTTTCTTGTTTGGATTTAATTCATTTGCCATTTTTGTAACGTTTTATGGCATTGCAGAAAGAAGACGGTCTGCAATTAACCCGCCGTTACACATACCTAAGAGGCAGTTGGGAGGCTATTAACTCTCCACACGGGTTTGCAGACCGCTATAATATACAGCGTTAGCTTACAAACATAAAAAATGCCTGCTAATAGCAGACAACCGTCCGCCTCTTAATATGTGTAACGCTGCAAATATACCTCTAATTTCTATAACGCCCAATAAAAAACTTAATATTTTACTTTTCTACCCCATATCATCGCGTTATACAGCGAAGTGGCATACATCTCAACTTCTTCCTTGCTCTCAAGGAAATCAACCTTAGAGGCTGCTATCATAGCCTCTGTATAAATCTCTTTGTTTAAAATATTATTCTCTTTCATGTTATCTGCATTTAACTTTTGTAAGTCCATACTTAGCCAATCTTAGATATATCGTCCTTACACTTACATCCAACATTTCAGCCATTCTGCGGGGCGGTATCTTTTCTTCCTTGTATAACTTGGTAATGTTTTCTTCCGAAAGCGGGTCAACGAAAGGTTTCTTCGGCTCTGCTATCCCCATCCGTTTACGTGCTTTCGCAGCATATGTTTCATTTTGTTTGTCTTTTGTGACGTAAATAACGGTGGTCTTGTTAAGGCATAGAGGGAATAGCCTTCTTTCCACTTCCTTGTGTTGTTCGGCAAAGCTTTCCGCATCCCCGTTGACCGCAGTGTCAATCTTCTTGTATTTGTCCGGGATGCGGGAGTGTCTGTCTCTGATTATTCTGTCTGCTTTTCTCATTGGTTCAATATATTATACTAAATTTATGATACCACTTGTCCGCATGGCTGAACCATCCTATAATGAATGATTTACCGAAGAGGGTTGCTTTGTATAGTTTACTCATGCGTTTCTTTGTTCTTTAATTTATCAAGGAACTTGCTATCACCCGAATAATCCGCACCGATAGCCTTTTTGCTTTCAATAATCTGTTCCAAAACGGTTATAGCTTCCTTTTTCACTTCTTCTACTTCATTATAACCGCAGGCTTTATCAACCAACTGCTCCATAGTCGATTTAGGCTTGGAAAGAGCCTTATTCAACTTTTCCAATCGCCAGTAGCAGTAATCAATTGTGGCGATGTGCTCTAATTTACTCATGGTTATATTATTCATTTATAATTAATTCACACCAACTATTATCGCTTTCCCAAAACCATTGATAGCCGCCAGCGTGTTTACGCTTTCCGGAACAGCAATTCCTGATATTACGGGCGCAAATGCCAGTCTTTCGTTTCGCATCGTTAGAGGACTGGAAAACACCTTGTAACCGTCCGCTCTTTATGGCTACTACTTTCTTTGCATTGCAGCCCGCTATATTAGGGTTTCCCGTTCTCCCTAAAGCTAATCCTTTAATCATACTTTCCCTTTTATGCGAAGGGATGTAATCATCCCATTTCTTCCCCTTGTTATGAGGGATACTTCCTTTTAAAAACCGCCCGTTAATAGGGTTGCGGTTTAATCGCTGTGGAGGTATATATAATTCATTCATCTTTAAATTCAAGTTTTGGGTTACTGATAGTCTTGCTATTCCTTTTCTTTGTCTTAACCATTCTCCGATAAACATCATCAATCAATTGCTTAAGCTCATTGACGTAGCTTCCCATACTCCAGCCTTCGAGTTGACACACCATTAAATCAAATTCTATTTCTTGTAGTAGCTTTACTTTAAACCTCTCGCGTGCAAAGACATTTACCCGTTGGCGCACATTACGGTTAATCATCGGGTCTTGTTTGGGTTCTTTGTTATTGGGAGTGTTTCTTTTCACGGGGTAGTGGTTGTCTGCTATGTTGTTAACATGAACATTCAGAGATTTTACAAGAATTCTTACTCCTCCGTTTAAGACGCTTTTCCCGTTTGTGTAAAAGTCGTATCCGGTCAAAGGAGAACCAGTATGCTTGTCAATGGAGAAACCCTCAGGTGGTTTATCGTAGAGTTCCCAATTCATGTATTTACTCATGGTTGTTTTATTTCAATAACTCCGGGCTGTCGTAAATATTACCTACATATCTAATCCCGAACATATCTATCATTTGTCCTATTGGCTTATTTCCAAGATTTTGAGACAGAACTTCTAATAGCACAAAAGAACCGATTTTATCACTATACACTACTTCACATAGTACACCAGCGCATTCAACCAAATCATGCTCATATATTTCTCTATCATTGTATTTAACTCCCGTGAACTGACCAACAGTTTCAGCCCATACGTCATCGCACCGGCAGTCTTCCGGAGAATATATCTTTGCCTTGTCTGTGAGGATAAGTCCGTTTTCGTCCCTTCCGGCAGTATAGAAAAAAGAGAGAAATCCATATATCCATTTCCCCGTATCAGTGCTTTTTCCTCTGAATTTTATTTCACGTTTCATAATCAATATCTTTTCTCGTTTTTAATCAATCAGTTCAAATTCATATACGAAAACATAAGGATCGGATGCCCATGTACCTTTGCCGGAGACTTTATCTATCAGTTCTGCGAATGCGTCACGAGGATCATTGTAGTCGGGTATATCTGCGTAATGGAATGAATAAAAAGGAATATCCTTTTGTCCAGCATCCCATTTAAAAATTCCTTCCTTAAAGCAATCTTCATCGGAAATGCCTTGCAACCGTTCTATCTTGATGTTGGTAATGCGGATATGATGGGGCATGAGGTCAGCGCGGACAAACATTTTATTTTTCCAACCGGGTGCGAATTTAGTTTTAGTATAAAATCCTATTCCGTCCCTATCATTAAGTGCAATTTCGGGATTCATCCCTAAACTTTCATAACATTGTGCAATGGCAAAAACTCCACCAACCTTGTACTTCGGCTGAATAAACATTGGAACAAAGTCATTACAGTCCTTATCATATACAAGAATCTCAAAAAGGGGGCTAACATCATCTGATTCAGTAATCCTAAAACATCCAGCAGGATTTTCTTGATATGCTTTCGGACACTTAATGATTCTTCTTGTCTGCGTCTTCCGACCATCCAATACAGCCTGCGTTAAGCCGTATTTATTGTTGAACATTATCTTCTTCATTGTATCTTTCTTTTATAAGGTTAAAGTGAATTAAGAGAGATAGCGGACACGGGGCGAACCCAACTGTCAAAGTCCTGACTGCCGTTGAACCAACTACCATTGAACCAATCGAGAACAAAATTGCGTTTGTTTCCTTTTCTCGTAGAGCACCAATACCAGTCATCTTTCACTGGTTGTTTTCCGCAGATAGCTAAGGCTGTATTCAGCATAACCTTATGTTCATACCCTAAGACACTCTCTTGTAGTGTCGGAATGTGCCAACTTAATCCACATAAGTCCAATGCTATGACTTTCTCAGCAATTTCGCTTCCGGATGCAGCTAATGCTTTGGTATTACCTATTCCATCAGTATCCTTCATGCCTTCTTCTGTAGTTGGATATATCTTCCCTGTTTGCTCTTTCTCCCAATCAAGAAGAATATGGGTATTATTATCCATATCTTCCGGATAGAAGAATAAAGCATTGCCATCATGGATAATAACTGCACATTGTGCCTGTTCGTTTTCTTCATGCAGTCCCCCAAATTTAGGTTCTACAAAACTCTTGTTGGCGGTAAAGATGAATACACCATTACCTACATTTTCTTTTGTGTAAATTCCTTTGTTCATAATCATATAAGTTTTAATATTTCTCAAAATTTGGGATTTGTAAATAGAACGAGTTTCGAGACATGGGAAGCCAACACTTTTGCTCCTCATTGCACGTATTCCAATTATCTTCCCCAAATTCATCATTTAATGCTTCCACTATCTTATAGGCTACATCTTTTACAAAACGAGTATTAAGTATCCTCTTGCCTTTAATAACGATTGTAGGTGTATAGAGTGAAATTTTATACTCCCCACCGTTTTCTATCGACCAGCTACCTTGTGCTACTGTAATGTGCGGATTGGTTTCATTCTTATACTCTTGTACTATACTTAGATAGCCATTAAAATAGTTGGCTATTAGTTCCGACTTATATACTTTTAGCCCCGTTGCTTTTTCTAAAAGTTTTCTAAGCCTATAAGCATCATTTACAACAGGGTCCATTCTCATATAAGTTTTAAAGTTTCTTGTATTCCGGCTTCAAGTGCTTCCTCGTAGCTTTTATAATGCACCAAAGGCCTGTCGGATAATCCCACTAAATCATGGTTCGGTATTGTTAGTATATCATATATCCAATAGTCTCCATACATATAGGATACTTCAACGTGTAGCTTCTTGGTTTCACGCAGCCACTTTTGAGCAACATACAACACTGGACACAAAAATTCAATAGGTTCGTCATCTATTTCCGTACAACACGACATACTTTGCGGAAGGTCATATTTTGTAATAACCTTATTGCGGTCTATTATGTGTTCACACTTCCAATTGAAGCCCTTATCTTTCAGCAGCTTCGCTGTCTCTAATGTTACGAGTTCTTCGGTCATAGCTATTGTCTTTTCAAATTAATAATCTTCGTTTCGTAGTTGTCAAGCCCCTTTTTATGGGTACAGATAATCACTATACTATCATTGAGATAAGTCACGCTTCCCTCAATTGTACGGTGTTCTATAGGGTATTCTCCAGAGTTATTGCACCCGAATAGTGCAACTGTTGCCAAAAGGATAATTATTTTCTTCATACTTTAAAGTGTTCAATCAGTTCGTTTACGGTAGCCTTGTGAATGGTATCTGTGTTAATGTCAACATCATTGTAAGCCCAATAGGTAGAGAACTTGATTTCAGGACACAAAATCCATTTATTTCCATCGGTAAACCATTGAAACTTATCTGTATCATCCCTTAATGCAGCAATAGCCAATAAAAGCTCTTCGTTGGTTCCGCAATCAACACTATCGGTTTCGTCAGGATGTGGAATGTTACTGAAAAACTCAACACTATATAGACTGTATTCGGGTTCAGTGAAAATACATAAATCTTCGTTAAGTTCCGCCCCAAATAATCTATATCCCAACTCCTCCAACTTCTTCCGAAGCTCCGGTGTACTTTTTCTTATAAAGCACGGTGTTGTAAATCCCATAGTCATTCCTCCTTATCTATCTTAATATCTGTTACTTTGCCACGATTGATAAAACCGCCATAGCTAAACAAATCTGTCATACATGCTGCGTAGTCCACCTCTGCGCATTTCTCGTATAGAGAACATAAGGCGCAATGAACATAATCTTGCACCGCTTCATGCAGCACTCCGTCTATTATTATTCCGTTCTTTATTTCCATGGTTATTTCCCTTTCAATTTCTTTATTAGTGCATCGGCTGCTCTCAAGGAACCTATTGCAATATCATCATAAGTTTCACTGTCATCGTTTATTCCTAAAGCAATACAATACCCTTGCATAGCGGATTTTGCCAATTCATAACGCCTTTGCTCCCAATCAATAGTTTCAAAATTATCAAAGAAGTCGAGTTCTGACACTTTGAAATACCTACCTTTCACTAAGGCAGTCCCAACGTCGAATAAGCCTTCAACCTCTACAATCTCTCCAGTCTCTTTTATTCTCGCTTTCATTATTTACCCTCCTTTTCAACATATCCGTTTTTAATACACCAGCACAGCATCTCGTAGGCTGCATCCAATAGATTTCCGGAAACTTTAACGATGAATGGTTCAGACATGCTTTTTTGATAACTTATAGCCCAAGGACAAGCAAAAAGAGGCTTAACGCACAGCTTATACGTTATACAGAAGACATTTATGTATCGCGGCAGCTTATCGAGAATGTCCTGCAAAGTGTAAGTTTCATGATAATAGTCGTAATTCGTATCGGCATCCGGAGAGGTTACAACCATGTTGTCTGCATCTGATTCATTCCACTCGAAACACATGCTTCCATCGCTTGTATCCAACCCAAGCTCCTGCAAATGTTCCATCTGTTCGACTGATAATACATATTTTGATTTCATAATCATTGCTTTTTATTAGGTATTAAATCATCCAAATACGCCCATTTTTCAATGGCATCTTTGGAGCACTCGTAATCATCGCACTCTTCATCGTCCCAGCACTGCTCTGTTACATTCCAATAGCGGACACCGTAACCAGTTCCAGTGCTTAATTTCCCATATACAAGGCATGGTATCTGCGGATAATGTTCATTTTTGTATTCTCCATGAGCTTGTGGCACTTCATCTTTAGTCTTGTGCCACACGCTGTTGATATGCCAGTTCGCACCGGCAATAAATCCTTCTTTAAATTCATCTGCACCACATTCGCAACAATCGAATGCTGTATTATGACCGTTACAATGTTCGCAATATTCACGTTCTGAACATGGATAGGTTCCATTACAATTATAATGCTTATGAATTGCTTCCCTTGCTGCTTCTTCTACTGTCTGTTTCATAATCAATGACTTTTAATTTTCTTATATTTACCGCACTTCTTGCAGAAATAGTGACGGACGGTGTACCAACTGCTATCGCCCCAATCATCAACAACTTCAACTCTCCTCTCAAATAAGTATTCCCACTCGTGGCAACAGAACCATTTCTTTATAATGGCATCAATTAAACGCTTCATAACCAACTGCTCTCCTTTACAATTCTACCATCGTCTAACAACGTGTATAGTTTACCCTTATATGCCAGAGCGAAACACCATTGGCGGGCATACTTCAAATACTGATGCAATTTGTATCTGTGCGGGTGTTTCTGCACCTTTTCTCTTATTCTTCGTTTCATAATCAATATGTTAATATTAAATTTCCACTTTTGTGTAATTACTAAAATCACAATACAAGTATTGACACCAACCACCGAAGCGATATTTATCATTTAGATACCTACATTGGGAAGTCCACTTACTCTTTGTAATAATCTCGTACACCGTTCCTTTATGGATGAAAAGGTCGCCGACTTTTAAATTAGAAAGTTTAACTGTTTTCATTTCTTCCTTTCATTCCGTTTCCGATTGTCTTCCGAAACACGCATTTTGCACCATGATGTCTTGATGTGATACACCTTTCCGTTGCGGTAGATTGTCCTGTCATAGAAGCAGGATAGCAGAAGCAGCCTTCCGCAACGGCTGCATGCCTTACGCTCCACGCCATCCACTATCACCCGGTTCCTCGGTTTCCGCTTCACTATCTCGCACGGGCCGCATTCGATAGCGCCGTACTTCCGGCAATAGGCAAGGGAATGCTTGCCACATTTCGCGAAAGAGGTACAATCCGAACGGGGAACTGTCTGATGGATGTTCATACTATTTGCCTTTTTCTATAGATTCTATTGCTAGGAATATCTCATACATTACTTGTGGTAAAATCGCATTGCCGTATGCCTTTATTGATTCCTGCCGCCACTTTGAAAAGGCAATACCGTCCAATCTGGTGGAAATCCCATCATCTCGGCTACAAACAGGGGATTGAGTAGGGAAGTTTTCCCAATCAGGCGGGCACACAAATGATTCAGTTCTGATGTCCGGGGACTGCCGTCTTTCCGGTCCTTTGCCGTTCCGGGATTGTGACAACTTGTCGTTGGTGTAGGTAACATTCCGTGGAAATCCATGAAATCCATTAGGCCATTCGGACGATTGCTTCCGTTTCTTCGACTCGCCATCGTTTTTGCACCTGCATTTTTCAAATCCTTCACCCGTTTTGCATGGTGTATGTCGGTAGACATCGGAGTTGGGAGCAGCCCTACCGGATAGAATGTTGTTTTCCCATTTTCGTTGCATACCTTTAACCCCTGCGTCTGCACGGTGGACAACAATTTTCTCTCCGCATTCAACCTTGCATTCATCGCCTCCTCTTTTGTATCGAAAAATCCGAGGTGAATCCTTTTCCTGTTCACATAGATTATCGCATGCCATTTGTTCCGTCCCTTCGGTTTCCTTACTCCTGAACCTTTCTTCCGATTGTGAAGATTTTCCCAATGAGCTAATATCCGAAGATTTTGCTTTCTGTTGTCCGTTTTGCATCTGTTGATATGGTCCACTTCCTCGTTTTCCTTCGGACGGCAAATCAATCTGTGCATCAAGATAGTCTTCCATTTCTTTCCATCTTCTTTCGCTCTGATTGTTCTGTAAACATACCCTGAATTGTTTATCTTCCATTTCCATTGATTCAGAAACGGAAAATCTTCCGAATCTACAAGTATATCCACTCCCGATGTTGTTGTTATTGTCTTGTATTCTTCTCGCAATAAAGAAGACACGGTCCCTTCTGTGCGGCGCTCCGACGGCACAAGCCGGAATAACAACCGGTTGGACGGAATATCCTTCACGTTCAAGGTCGTTACACACTGTTTCGACGACGTATTCCTGCTGATGCAATATTCTTTCTCGGTCAACCTCTCCGAACAGAGATTCTTCACGTCCCAACGCAGTTTCACTGCCGGGTTGTACCATCGAGAGGATTCCAGCAACGTTTTCACCAACAACCCAATCGGGCTGAATCTCCCGTATCGCTCGTAGCATTTCCGGCCAGAGGTAGCGGTCATCTTCCGCTCCCTTTCGCTGTCCGGCGCAAGAAAAAGGCTGGCAGGGGAAACCTCCGGTGAGGACATTGATTTTTCCCCGCCACTCTGTAAAATCTGTTTTCGTGATGTCTTCATAACTTTTGCTGTTTGGAAACCAATAATCAAGTATTTTTCTCCCGAACGGGTTTATTTCACAATGGAACACGTTTTTCCAGCCCATTATCTCGGCAGCTATTTCCGGGGCACCGATGCCGCTAAACAGAGAGCCGTGTGTCAATTCTCCTTTCTTCATTTCCATAATTCAGAACCACTCTTCATCCGCTCCAACCTCTACCGAAAGCCAGTCCATGAGGAGGGTTATAAGGTTATAAATCAGTTTCATTTCACTAAACTTTTATCGCGTTGGCAATATTATCCGCATCCGACAGCTTTCTTACCAGCACATCAAACGCCGCCGTGCACCGCTCTGTGTTCATATTGACCGTTTTCCCGATTTTCAAACTATCGGAAGCAAGGTTCATCACCCTTACTACATTGGAAAGCTTCAAATATTCCAACGTAAACCCGTTGAACCGTGCATCTTTCTTCTGAAGTTCTTTAATCCTTTCGTCAAACTGGATGCAGGCGTAATCACATAATGTCCTTGCAAGTTCGAACCTTGCAATCTCTGCGGAATGGGATATGCCGTTATCGTCGAGAACCTGCTTGAACTGCCAATACAGCATATCCACGTGCTTGTTCACTTCTTCCGTGTACTTGTCGTTGCAGTCGGCGAAAAACTCGCTCCGGTCTGAACCGATAACGCTGTTTACAGTACGCTCGTATTCCTTTCTTGCTTTATCGGCATCATTCAAATACCGCTTGAATACCTGTTTGTAATAAGGCGTTCTCTTCATCGCATGCAGACACTCTATAACCTGCCCGCAACAGATGTCGTTCGTGAGCAATATGTTATAAGTGCAGAGTACCACAAGGTTCTCATACTTGCTGATTATCTTGGTTGCTGCATCGGTAGTCATTGTCTTGCGTATTCTGCCTTGTTCATACTCTTGTTTCTGCTCTCTGTTGCAAGTTCATCAATCATGCGCTGATACTTCCTTGCCACCAACGGGCAGCGTATGCGCATTGCATTGTCACGCTGCCACTCCAATTGTTCGATTTTCTTTTCAATCTCTATGTCCATGATTATTTACCGTTTGTTTCTTATTTGGATAAACCCTCGTTTTTCGCATTCCTTTAACAGTTCCATATCTTCATCCCTTATATCGCATGGCGTCTCATGATTAACACTCATGTAATCCGATATGCCAAACTTTTTGCATATATCATAGTAAAAGCGTCTTTGCCTGCCTCTTGTCGTCCAACATATTGTAAGTCTCATATTATTGTCAAATTTATGCTTTCGCCACTACTTACGTAAACTGATACTACATACACGATTTGCCGCTCGTTTCATGGCTTCTGCATCTCCACTTTCCACAAGCTTACGTTCACGTTCAAGATACTCGACATAGGAAATTCCGTTGCTACCGCGCTCTTCTATCTCCTTTTGGCGCTGTAGTCGGTATTGCTCACGTTCGTAACGCTCAATGTCAATGCGGCGTTCCTTGATATAGTCAAGCATAGCGCTTGTAATCTTCATCGGGTCTATAGCTCCATAGAATCGTCCGTATTTCCCAGACTTAAACCGTGCAATGAAAAAGCATATCTCAGCTGCATTAAGGTAATAATACTCAGAAATAAATATCTCTGCTAACTCATTAAGCTGCTCCTTAGCAATCTTGGTAGATACCTCTGCGAAGTCATTGAGTGTACCGAATTGAATTTTCAACCATTCTAAAGGAGTTTCATCTCCATAAGTCGAAGCCAATAATCCTAATGTAGGTATAGAAAAATTCATGGCTAAATCGGAGTGAGTCGCCTTACACCTGACAATTTTGAACTGCAAATCTGGATTGTAATCAAGTATGAATTGTGCAGGGTCAGGATATTTATTCAATAACGCCCTCTGCTTCAAGTTCCTTTCTTTTTTTTGCGGCAGCTTCTCTGACTGTTGTAGCGACTGCAAGAACTGAATCACGTTTTCGCTGCTCGCTATCCTGTTGATTTTTACTAAGTCTTTCTCCATTGTAATTGCCTTCTAAAATCTTAATGAAATTTGTCGGTCTGAATATCCAGTCGAAATCACAATGCCAGTTTTGGTTATTATGCCCCAAAAGAAATGCTGATTGAGAAACGTTGTTGAAAACGGCCATAATAGCCTCTTTCCCATATTCTGCGACTCTTACTTTTACGGCTTTCTTACGTTTTTCTGTCATTGCCGTAACTTTGGGTAACCGTCCTTCAAACATCTTGTTGAACGTATCCATAAGACCATTGTAATTTATCTTATCGCTCTCATTGTTCCCTGATGGCGAGGCTTCCCCTTGGGGGGAATTATAGGGGGGATATTCTTCTTCTCTTTCTACTTCTATTTTAGTCACGTATTGTTCAGTGAATGATACGGTAGTATTACGTGATTGTTCCGTGATTAATAAGTGAATATTATCTTTTATTTTGTCTATCAAGCATTTAGGTATATTCAAATCCTCGTAATTAGGTTTGTTGATTACTTGATGCCGAGTGAAATTTGGCAGATATATGAATCTTTCCCCTTTATAGGAAAGCAGACATATAAATCCGTTTATCACAAGCTCGTTCATCCATTTTTCAAACTGTTGTATTTGGATTTGGTCATACGGAAATATTTTAGACTTTAACCAGATAGAATCACCTATTACAGTCCCTGAATCATCAGAGAAATTCCAAAGACCTATATAGAGAAGCCTTGCATCCCTTGTAAGACGTCCTATTTTGGTATCATCCCAGAACTTTGGCTTAATCATTCTGTTTCGTGCCATGTTTATTCATCCTTATTTTCATGCATCTTTCAAATTGTCTATTTTTTATAATTCAACTTCCTTGATTATAAATTCTATTCTTGGATTTACTTTGTCTATAAACTTCTCTGCTACTATCTTCACGCAATTACGGTCGTTCTTGATAGCTTTGCATCCTTGTAGACAATCAAGTACTGTCTTGAAACAATTGTCGAGGTCTGGGCGTTGGTTTTCATAGAATACATTCAAATAAAGTTCAAACAGCCCTGCTATCATCTTGCCTCTGTACTGGTTACATTGTAGATAGAACGACTTTTCATATTCATTCAATGCCGGCTGTTTGGCAAGACTGCCATGACCGCGGATTGTTATAACTTTATAACAATTAGATTTACTCGGTATTTTGCCCCTTATTATCTGTTTATTATATATCATGTTATGGTAGTTTTAATTTTATTTCATTGATAAGTTCTTCATTGGATATACAATAGCCGGCATTAGCTATGTCGCATAAGTGCCTTTTTAAATCGGCTGGATTGTTAAATTCAATTTGAAGTAAGGGCGCTGTTTCGTAAGCAACAAACTCTCTGTCCTCAAGCTCTTTAATTAACTCTTCGTCTGACAATTTTTCAAGAATATCATCTATATAATCTTCCATGTCAAATTCCACCTCTGCTGTAACTGTAACATAATTGCTTATATATGTTTGATTTTAAGTTCCACATCCACCGGCTTATCTTTCATCATGGAGAAAGCATCGAGTATCCTCTCCTTAGTCAACTGGATAGGTCGGGTCATTATTTCACTCCCTATGTTTTCCAACGGTATCTTCTTTCCGTCATAGGTAATAAGAACCGCAGAAGTTATTACGTAAGGACTCATGTCTTGTATTGTTTCTTTATCTGCCTTGCAATCTTCTTGTTCAGCTTACTTAGACGCTCTGCCTGCTTGCTGTCACCTCCAATATTATGAATGTCTGACTTTCGGTCTGCGATAAGCTTCTGAATGATTGCACCTTCGGATTTGGTTATTGTAAGTTTCATTCAAGTTTTTATTTGAATCCCCATTCTTCCATGTAGTCAATGTTTTCAGGAAATCCTTCTACCGATTTGGGACTAAGGAATATTTTCTCACTTTCTAATTTCGAGCCTCCCCATTCAGTAGGTGGGCAGTTTTCGTATTCTTCTTTAGAAACTTCACTTACATTAAAATGGGGTTGGAAGCCATATCCCATTACGCTTTCCCCTAAGTAAGTACCAAACTTCTTTAAAGCCCATTGAAATGCAATATCTTTATATAGGTAATGTTTAGAAAACACAGCCACATATATTTTATGAGAGAAATTTCCTGTTTCTGTTAAGTCAGGATTACATCTGATACAGAAATACTTAATACGTGAAAGTATTTCTTCAACAAACCTTTCATGCTTTTCGCAATCTTCTTTCGTTAAGAACTCTTTCCCGTCATTTGCAGTGTAAATAGTCTTGGTAATTTCTTTTGTTTCCATGATGTTTTTTATTAAAGCCCCGAAGCGTATTCTCCAGGGCACAACCATTATTACTAACCCATGCCATTTACGTGTGGCTCACATTTATGAGGTGGTAGCAGGACTTGCACCTGCATGATAGGAGTTTTTCTTGGACTTTCACCAAGTAGTTTATTCATTGACATTGCGGTCTATTCGGCATTACCCGTTATTAACTCAGTGGTTTGAATTTTTTTTACGGCTAACCGTAACACATTGACTTACCAACCTATCTATAAGAGCTTCACTTTAGCGTCTCTCGTTGTTCCGCCATACCACCATTTTTGCCCGCCCAATCTTCACAGACCGGACAGGCAGGTTAACAAATAGTTCCCGGATAGGCGGTCAAGCCACACCGGGATAGTTAACTGTTAGCTGAAATTAAATCACTTAACCCGAACCTTTCACGGGACTTCTGTGTGAGCAGAGGGCTTTCGGTTAATTATATCAAGTCTAAAATCTTTGTCTTTGCAATAGCGTCCAGCTTCATGTCTTGAAGCCCCTGTTTCATGTATTCCGCCGCCTTTCTGTTGGCATCGTCCATGTCTTTTGCGGCTATTAGAACATAATACTTGCTCTCTTTTTCTTTCCCGTTTTCGTCTACGAAAATCTCAACAAGAGTAACCTTATAAAAGAACTCATCTTCCTGCTTCTCATTGACAATCTCACGTATCTTACTCCGGCTGATTGCGAAAACATCACACTCACCGTTGTATAGCTCATTGCCTTTCAATTCCACATGACCGAAAAGCTCATCATCGGTTATGTAATGTTCGGTGACTTCCTTTTCATCGCCTTTCTCGTTAACCTTGTTTACTTTTAGCTTAAATTCGTACAGCATGATATTATATGTTTATAGGTTACACATCAGAACGGAAGGTCGTCTTCCCCGTCGGTCTGTAAGGTTGGCGCTTCCACCGTAGCCGCAGCATTCCCGGAACCCTCAAACTCATAAGGCTTGAAGTCTCCCAAGTAAACCTTTGACTTGGCTTCTGCTTCTGTCTTGTTCGCATCCTTATACTGCTTTGATAAGTATTGTTTGCAGTAATGGGTATTGCCGTATTGGCTCGGCTCTCTACGCTCATTAATATTAACGTTAAGATAGACGGCTTTTGCTTTCAGGTTCTCGTCCATACTTACATAAAGGTCGTTTTCTTCTATCGGAATGACAACGCATTTCTTATTCTTGATTGTTGCTATGCCCGCTTTTTCGAGCTTTAGCAAATTTACGCTTCCGGTTAAATTCATTTTCTATTCAATATTTGATTAATGATTTTGTTTGCTTCGGTTATCCGTCTCTCAAATTCAGCGATTACGGCATCGTCCCTTGTTATCTCTACAATGTGAATGTTGTGTTTCAAGAAAGGGCAGAAAACGGCAAAATCAGCTTTGCCCAATCCTGTACAGGACATCTCCGCTTGTACTTGGTAGAAGTATAGAGGATTTACTGATTTAAGCGTATCGTTATCCTTAACCTCATTCATATACTCCATGAACTTTTTAGGAGTTGGGCATTTTATTTCCACCACCTTTCTTAAGCCGTCTTTAATCGCTATGCGGTCGGGAGAAGCGGAGAAGCAAGGTATTGTAGGGTGCTGTATACTTTCGCACTCTTCAAGTTCGCATCTTGTGACAAGCTGGTAACGTTCGGCGGCAAAATCTTCATTTTCGTGTCCGAACTCTATAAACTTGTTGTTGATGCTTACCTGGTTTTGGTATATCTCAAACAGATAATCATCTTCAATATACTTAGGGAGTAGGTTTCTTTCTGCTGCGACTTCATATATGTATGAAAGGGCTGTCTTCCCAAACAGCTCCCCTTTCTTTCCGCTTGTCATTAAGTCCCCGATGCGACTTCCCGTAAAGTTCCCCAGGCGTTGGCGAAGCCATCCAAAACTACCCTGTTCAATCATTTTGTCTCAGTATTAAATAATTCGCCTGTATTTTCATCGACAACTTCCGCTTCCTGCAAAGCCTCTTTCATTGCATTGCGTCTGGCTTCCTCATTGTCGGGATTATCATTGTACGACACTTCGGCTTCGTCTATGTCGGTTTCTGTCAGGTTATCTTTTATAATAGCCTGGTCGAATGTTTGGGCGCGTTGCATTTCAATACTTAAGATACCAAACTTAGAAAGTAGCATTTTTAAAACTGTCTTCTTTGCCATAGAGTCAAAGTCGGTAGACCATATGCCTGTGCCGCGTTTATACGTTTGTGAAAACTTCCTTCCGTGTTTTTCGCAATCTTCCTTGCTCATATAGAGAAACTTCTCAAAACCGTTGATGAGACTGAAATAAGCCATATAGCCTACTATCTTATCAGAAGAGCGTTCTCCAAATTCATATTCTCCGGTAAATCGGTTCGACTTCTTTATCTCCCCCTCATATATCTCATTTACGTTTATTGTCTTATATTGACCGCTACGCATAGCAAGTTGAACAAAACCTCTCCAGCCCATTTGAAATTGCGCTTGATTACCGTAAGGGACAACGTAAGCAAATCCGAGATTGGGATTGATAGGTAAATCTAAAGTAGCTGCTACCACAGCGGCATTCATGATAGACTGTGGTTCTGCCTTTTGAAGCAATGTATTGCTATTGGCAACCGCTACTATCGAACTGATAAATCCCGGCGCTTTCTTTCCGAGAATTTCTTTGAAACGTGCTTTCACATTGTCATTCGCAAGCATTGATTTAAGCTGCGGGATTGTCGTTATTGTACTCATTATAAATGTTTTTTTAGTTTAACAACGTCTTGATAATCTCTGACTAAGGCAGAGGTTTCTTCTTTCTTCTTCCAGGCTCTCTTCTGTATATCCTGATGATATACGGGATGCGTATCGTTTCAGCCTTTTATTAAAGGCTTTTCTATCTTCGTTCAAGAGGTTTTCCTCTTTATTCTTTGAAGACTGTTTCACTTTATTTTCCATAAATATTTTTTTAAACCGCCCGTACAAGGTTAAAGGGAAGCGGTGCGCACTTCGCTTCTCTCACGGCTTTTAGTACGGTAATAGCTCTGACCTTTTCTGCGGCTGAATTTGGTTATTTATATCTCCATTTATAAGAACCGGCTGATGCTCTTTCCCCTCTTGCGCATGCTGCTATAGTTCCTTGATTTATTTTAGTAACTCTGGAAGCCTCTCTTGTGCTTCCGTATTCTTGAATTGGCACTCCTGTTAAACTATATTGTATTATAACTTTAGATGAATGATTTAGACTGCCGAATCTGCCTAAATTAGGAGTTTTTTTTAACCCAATTCTATATGCGTGTTTTTGATTATCAGAGGAAGAACACCATTCAAGATTTTCTACTTTATTATTAAATTTATTACCGTCTCTATGATTAACTTGTGGAAGATTATTAGGGTTAGGAATAAAAGCTTTAGCTACAAGCCTATGTATAGTGAATCTATTCATTACACATTTTCTACTAAGACTAATATTTAAATAAAGAGAACAACTATTAGGCTTTAAAATTTTACTATGAACATGTCTTACTCCATTTATATGGTTTACATATCTGCTCACAGATTTTACTCTACCTAAACTGGATATTTGATATATCCCTTCATATCCAATTATATCTTTCCAAATTTCTTGTTCCATAATTTATTTTTAAGAGGAAGGAGACAAGGGCAGACGACCTTTGTATGCTTATCCTATCTGGATGTCTTTCCAAATGTCAATAAATTGTTTTGCCGAATATTCCGCAAGTTCGCGTGTTTTATAACAAAGGCGAGACCCGCTACCCGCAACCGCAAACGCATAACCGTAATACGAAAAGTCGAAAGCGAAAGAGGAAGGAGACATAATGAAATAGGGATAATACTTGTTCTCATCCGAGTTATCCCAGTCTGCTTTCCAGCCTTCATTCAGAGCTTCCGTAATAACTTCCATTTTATATAACGCAATGAAATGCCTGCGCATGTCTTTGGGTAAATCTGAAAAATCAGGGACACCTTTTCTTCCTGTTTCTTCCATTGCGTCTTCAAACGTTTTGATTCTATCCATTACGTTTTGATTGGCAAATATTTCTTTGCCGTATAGATTTTCAAGCATCTGCTTTCCTTTATTGTCCGCTTCTCTCCAAGCCTTTAAAGCGTTCTTTTTATCTACATTTAAAGTCATAATTGTAAGTTTATAGGGTTATAGAATAAATTGTTTCCACAAATCAATGAATTTCTTCCCGCAATAATTGGAAAGCTTTTCGCTTTTCAAACAAAGGCGAGACCCGCTACCCGCAACCGCATACGCACAAGCGCAATTCGAACCGCCGAAAGCGAAAGAGGAAGGAGACCCATTAGGCTTGAACCACGGATACCAGCGTTTCACGTTAGCATCGCATACATTAAGTTTCTGGCCTCCATTTAGAGCTTCCGTAACGATAGCCAGCTTTTGATAAGCAATATCGTGTTCCGTCAAGCCTAACTCCAATAGCTTTTTCTCATCGAGTGGTTCCCTTCCCAACTCGTGACAAGCATCAAGGTAGGTTTTCACTCTTTCTGTAACGTCTTGTGAAAAGAAATCCTCTCCAAAGGATTCTTCCAATACTGTTTTTAGTTCTTTTGAACCGCTCCGATATAGTTCACGGGCTTTTTGTTCACTTAATTGTAATGTTTTCATATAATTGTTATTAATGGGTTTCAAATAAAAACCGGACTATCTTCACAGACCGCCCGGCTACGACTAAACAAATACTTCATCTGTAGTGAAGATGTTGCGACACCCGGACTCGAACCGGGACGAGTTGTCAAGCTCCGCACATCTAAGGTTTGACATTCCTATCATAGAGTGCTACGTCTACCATTCCGCCATGTCGCAGTGTTTCCCGACCAGCACGTGGACGGGACTGTTTACATTAAAAAGCTATCATGAATTATTCACCCTTACAGGCTTTTGTTCCCCTGAACCAATTCGATTGGCAACATCACGTTATTATCAGGGGATTTTCTTAATTTTGTGTCGCCAAACTAAAAATTAAGAAATATGGATTTATCAGAATTAATCAAATGCTACAATATGGAGCATAAGTCTTTGTTTACCGCTTTTGCGGTATCGTTCCCCGTCTTATTTACTGTCTTGTATCTGTACATACCAGAGTTTGCCAACTTGGAGTTTTATGAGCAGGTTGTTTTCTCGGCCACTGCATCTATCTTTTGCGTGTATATATCGTACCTTTTTACCGTTATTGTATATAGAGCGGGAAGGGAACGGTACAGAAGAGGACATTTACCTTTGCTTATCTGCACCCTTGCCGCTTCCTTTTGGCTAATTGTCTTTCCTAACAATTATGGTCTTGGGTATAGATATGTGATATACGTTTTTTCCGATGTGTACATCTATTTCTATGGAATCCTTGCACTCGGCGCTTCGGTTGTCGGTATCTTTAGGCTTTTTCCCCATCGAACCAAAAATCTCAAGGAACGAATAGAAAAGACTGAGACCAAAGAAAACGATGACAAGTAGCGCTCCGGAAGATAATATATTCTCCATTGTCGTTATAATTTAATTCGTTCCCGTGAGCGTTCTGATGGTTACCTTACTACTCTCAAACATCTATTGAGAGCCACGGGATAATTACATATTACTTCAATTTTCTGATTATATCACCGCCATAAGAATATTGAGTTAATTCTATAAACTCATGTACGGTATAAGTATCATTGTCAATGTCTATTCCCTTATTGGCACAGAATGACAGCCTTCCTTGCTTGCACGAACCGGTCAGCACATGATGCCAATGGAACAATTCTTTAGCCGATACCTTTTTAGTAAAGTCCTGAAAATGCTTTTTAAAAGCTTCCAACCTTTCCTCCTCGGTTGAATCGTCATACAATTTTTCTTGAAGCGAAGCAAAGGCCTCGTGCAATGTTTCTCCATGAGCGAATTTCCCATTCCTTTTTGCAACAAATGTCTCAGTCAATGTAAAGTCATCGTTCAGTATATATCCTTTAGCTACATTGTCATGAACATGCTTGATAATTGTAGGAATATCATCAATGATATATGCTTTGTCGCCATTGAATGTTTTAATTCCATAGCCAGAGCCATCGCCAGAGCCAGAGCCATAGCCAGAGCCATCGCCAGAGCCATAGCCAGAGCCATCGCCAGAGCCATCGCCAGAGCCATCGCCAGAGCCATAGCCAGAGCCATAGCCAGAGCCATAGCCAGAGCCAGAGCCATAGCCAGAGTATATACTAAGAAACTTTCTTATCTGTTCTTCCATACGGCTACCTCCTCAATGGATTTTATCGCTTCATCTGTACAAGGAATTATTTCTATAACCCCCAAAATAGAGATTATCGGTACAACTAATGTAAATTTACAATCATTAGGTCTTTTCGTTCCCTCAACAGCTAATTGGCTGATAGATGCAGCCCCATACCAACACCACAATCTTCGGCAGTCTGTCAATGTAACCTCACTACCATTTTTTTCTTTCAATACTCCGTAAAATACGCCCGCTCTGTCTGCTCTAATAATTACTTTTTTCCCAATCATAATTCTATATATTTAAAGATTAATAAATATTGGCTCCCTTCAACGCAACAATACGTGTTTAGCTTTCAGCGTGCCCGAATTTGACGGGAGGGGAGTATATATAATAAGCGTGTACGGGCGCCTTTCATTACCACCGCATACTTTATACCGATTTAAGACTGTATCGGACGCTTATGTTGTCTTTATGACCTTTGTCTCTTGCGATACGGGCGCCCAAACCGCATACTCTCTACCGTAGGACATTTCGGTGCGAAGAGACAATCACGATAACCAAGCCTATACGAAGTCACCGCGTTTCCGCTATCCGTAATCTTTGGTTATATTGAAATAAGTCTAAATATCAGATACTTAAACCTTATTTCACATTCAATACGTCAAAGAACTATGTATTTTGCTCCCTCTGCACGACTCGAACGTGCGACCTTCGCTAACCGGAAATTACCGGATACTAAACCTTCGAACAAGTAACCATAGCGATGCTCTGCCTGGCTGAGCTAAGAGGAAGGAGCGTTGTTCACACAACGCGGTTTCTTTCTATGAACCTTTCAATGCTTTTCAAGTCGTACCAAATGGTACGTTTGTTATATTGGGAAAATGATATTTCGGCATTGTTCCTTAGTTTTTCCAACAGTTTATCACTGCATCCTAAGTATGCCATTGCTTCCTTAGCGGAAAGCCATAGTTTGTTGACCGGCTCTACCTTTCCTACAGATTTCGTTCTTCCCATAACCTACCAACTTAGACTGTCGTAATATTCTTTGTTATTTAAATAAGTCTTTACGATTTGAGTATCGCTACAACCTTCGCCGAGAGAATCTACAATAACATTGTAAGCCGTTTCCGTCATGTTGTATATGACTTCCTGATTATAATCTGATTTACCTGCAATGCCGAGAAGGAATAAGAAGCCGATAAATCCTATTGCAAACATGGCTGTCTGTTTTGATATTCTGTTGATATTCATAATGATATTATTTAAGTCGTTTTACTATCAACCCTTCAGGGCAGCTTGTCGAATAAAAGCTATATCCGTTTTTAGATAGTCTGGACATGGTAGAGCGGGCTACATTGGGTTTTATATGCTTGTCCTTTATAATCACTGTGTCACCGACTTTTATACTTTTTAATGTGTCGGATGGAGATATTTTCTTTACTGCTATTGTCTTGATGTCATTCATATTTATGTACTAATTGTATTAATCACCCACGAAACAAGAGCCAAAACGCCCTCTGTTGTTAGAAGTATAATAGACGGAAGCCGGAGCATTGAAATTATCATAGGCGCTTCTTTTTGCCGGCTTATAGCCTTCATTCTCCTTTCTCAATCTATTAGTGAACGCTTTATCGTCAGCAGACTTATAGTCTACCATATTGGCTATTTCCTCTTTTACGCGGACAGAAAACTTTGCCATCTTCCAGGACTTTTTCAAGCTTTCAGACCAGGTGTATTTTCCGGTCTTGTAGAAGTTGTGAGCCTTTTTCATTATGTCTGATAAATCGTACTTCATATTTGCTTTCTTTATTTATTTTCTTATCTTTGTATTTACTTTAAAAAATAACGTTGTTGATTAACAACAGTGCAAAGATACTATAATATTTTATAGTATCAATGGTACTGGTATAATATTTTATAGTAATTAATATGTTATAAAACATATTTTATATAAAACTCTGATTAATATATTGTTATGGTTGAGTTTAGGACAGCATCGAAGGGGGAAAAGGAGCATCCTAAGGTAATAATGCCGGAGGAAAAGGATAAAATAGTGCATGAACTTCTTAATAAAGAAGGAAATGGTTTTTATTTTGAATATAAAAATGTCCCAGACCTTAATATCAGTATGGTGCAATTTGAAAAAGTGATGATTGAACTTGAAGATATGGGGATGCTTAAAATTGAAGGTTATAAGAATGGCGGTAAAATATATCTTAATTCAAAATTGGATACATTCTACCGCTATGGGGGATTTAAGATGCAAGACCAAATGCTCTCAAATGATTTGGAAAGACTAAAACTTGAACTTGAATCTCTTAAAAAAACGGTGGAGCCACCCGTTTCGGAGAAAGTAAAAACCATCACTGAAATTGCGGCATCTATTACATCTGCATTGGCTTTTGCTTTCGGGAGGGTACAGCCCTAAATGTTTTTCAAGAAACGTAATAGGTGATTCTTTTTCACTGTCGCTGCTAATTTCATGCAGTGAATGAAATATTACTTCACCGTCTTCGGCGTTTGTAACGGTTCTCTCTACATTAAGGCTGTTTTTTCCCTCAACGTATCTACGGGAAATTGTAATTGTGTAATTAGGTTCATTTTTCATAATTCGTTCTTTGAAATGTTGTACAATCGGTTATTATTCAAATTCAATGTATAATATCTACTCATTGTCTTGATATTTTATATATTAAATTATCACGCACGTATGTGTTTATATACGCTGTACAATCCCATTCTCTCTGTAAATAATATATGTTCCCAAAATAGAAATATCATAAATAAGCAGCGTTAATGGGATTATCAAACGGATTCTCATAAACAGGATGCTTGGACACTTTGAGATTTGATGATTCTACACGCTTCTTGTGATTATAAATAACGTGCTTATATTTCTCGGTAGTCCCTCTGTCGCATATAGAGTAAGAACAAGGAATGACAATCCATCCGCTTCCGTCTTTGGGGTTATAGATAAAATGTTTCCTTCCCGTTCTTTTGCGCCACTCTTCAACGGTGTTGGCATTCACGGTATGGATAACCATTTCCCCGTGCGCCCTTGTCTTGGAGATTACTCCGTTTCGGAACATTTCATTCATCAGTCTGTGTGCGGTACTTTTGCTTGAACCGGATATATTTCCAAGTTTGCGCAAAGTCAAATCCTTGGTAAGGGCACAACGTTTTTGTTTCGGTTTCCCGTTACTCTGCGGAAAGTTGTCTCTATCAATAGAATTGACTGCACAAAGAAGCATAATACAGTTCAGCTCATGCACAAGCATGCGAATTGAATATTCCTTCTTATTCAGTTTATAGCAATAATCAGAGGTGTAAATAAAAGGCGTACGCCCTATTGACCTTTTGATTTCCTTGCTTTTAAAAGTGTTTGCAAGAAAGCTGCCTCCTTTTACGGAAAACAGAAAACTGTCGTTTAACGCTCCGTTAATAAGGCGTTTGGCTTTATCGTGAGAAACATGAAACAGTTTCATCACTTTATAAGGGGTTACATCGGTAAGTACAGAATTTGAATACAGACACTTGATGCCAATAGCAAAGGCAAGCAATTCTTTTTCAGCCTTGCTTGCCTTGTATCTTTTGATTATATCTATTGGTATATTAAGTATGTCCATTGACCGATTGTATTTTATATAAAGAATGAATCCCGTAATAGGTAGCAGCTATCACAGGATTCATCTCATATAATTAGCCCGGAAAGGGGTAAGTATAAACAATGTCAATCGAACAACTGCTACTTGTTACGTGTGCAAAGATACTATAATATTTTATAGTACAAACTGTTTTTTGAATATAAATGATTTAAAATATTATACTATGACTACAAGTGAACGATTTTTAGAGGTTATGGAAGGTCTAAAGATTGGACCATACGTGCTTGAAAAAGATTGTGGCGTGAAAAATGCACAAGCTAAAATATCCCATTACAAAAAAGGGGTTACTAAGGCTATATCTGGTGATATAATAGTTCAGCTTTGCGAAGCCTACCCCCAAGTCAACGCCAACTACATCCTCACCGGCAAAGGTCCAATGTTCCTTGACAATGAAACTTCACATTCGTCTTTGTCTGAAAAAGATGTAGAAGATTTGCCATCTCCGGAAACTGCTGAATACTGGAAGCGAATGTATGAAACGACAGTAGTCATGTATGAAGCGCAATTTGAGGATTTGCAAAGGCGATTTAACGCTCTAAACAAATCTGTGGAAGAAATACAAGACCTATTCAGTGTGAGAAGAAAGGCTGTTTAATATATATGTTTACAAACATATTTTGAAATAAAACCTTTTCAATATAAAATTTGTTGATATTTTATTTCGACAAGACACAATTTATTAATTTGAAATATAATGAATGAAAATGTAAATCTAATGATGAAGCACATGCTCCGTCTTGCAGAAGCGTATGAAAAATTACTTAAAGAAGTTGTACAACTGAGACAAGAAGTCGCAATACTGAAAGGCGGAAAGGTAAAGGAAAAGAAAATTTATAATATGAAGATTTTAGGCAGTCAGGTTGGCGGAAGTTGATACAAAAAGCGGAAATGTGCTTCATCATTTGGTTTATGTAAAATAGAATAAACAAATAGTTTATTTACCCCGCCAGCCGTATTACTGGCGGGGTATCATAACGTAAACGTTGTTATTTATAATCAGTCTAAATTACAAATAAATCCGTCTCATGTTTTGGTTACATCCTTATTTATGTCTTATTTTGTAGCGAAATATTGTATTATGAAGTATAATACCAAAGCTATAATGTAACTGTAATGTTGTCAACAATGCTCATGGCGTTGTTAATGGTGTTGTGCTTAAAACATGTCGTTCGTTCCTATATAAATGTAATAAAAACGTATTATGGCATACAAGGCATCAGATATAGCAAAGGTTCTTATAAAGAAAGCAGAACAAGTTAGTTGCGGAGAAGAGTTTATGACAAACATGAAGCTCCAAAAGATGTTGTACTATCAGCAAGGTTTTCATTTAGCCTATTTTGGGACTCCATTGTTTGATGAAGAAATCGAAGCATGGATGTACGGTCCAGTAGTACCTTCTGTATATGATGAATATAAGAGTAACGGTAAAAATGGCATTCATTTAGATTCTGAATTTGAATTTGAATTTGAAAACAAAAAAGAAGAAGCGTTATTCAATGAAGTATTTAAGGTGTATGGAGTATATTCTGCACTTGGGCTTATGAATATGACCCATAACGAACATCCGTGGAAAAGCACTAAAACCGGAGAAGGGAATGTGATAACAAAGGTTAAGATTAAGACATTCTTTAAAACCAGGTTGAAGAAATGAGAAGAAAGGGCAAAAACAATAAAAAAGAAAACGATGATGGGCTTTCTTTTATACAGAGTATTATAAACTCCAATAAGATTAGCGTAGGGGAAATAAGTGATTTATCTGAAATAAACCATCCCTTGTTCTCTTTTAAATACCTATCGGATGAGTCTATAAAAGACTGTAAAGACCATTCGTTCCTTCTTAGCTTTATATTAAGACTTCAAAAATTGTGTGAGCTTGGATGGGATGGAATACGGTTGTCACATAGACATTCATATGGCATGGAGCCTATTCCGTACAATGACATTAAGCCGAAAGATAAATTGCCTTCTTTTGTAACAAGGGAAGTCGACCTTCATGTGTTTCGTGCTTCAGGGGATAATAGGTCTTTCGTTGGACTTCAAAGAGGTAAGCTTTTCTATATATTTTTCATAGAGACTAAATTCGGTGATATATATAACCATGGAAGAAAATAAGAAAATGAAAGCTTTTGCAAAGCATCGGCGTTGTATGAAGTCCAAAGGTGACAGATTGGGATGGATGTTGAGAAGTGAAGTTAAGTATCTTTCATTGCGCGAAATTGCTGAATACGGAAAAATTGTTGATGATTCGTGTTGTTTCATTTCAGCCACCCTCAGGATGATTATGTAAATTATACTCAAGAATTAGAATCTTGATAAGTTGAAGTATTTTTGAATAAGGGCTGAATACAAGTCTTATTATGTAAATTGTATGCAAATGAATTTTATACACAAGGCAAGTGTTTGATGCATAATATTATATGTGCAACAAAAAAGAGCTTCCCAAGCTGAGGGTCGCGGGTTCGAGTCCCGTTTTCCGCTCTCTTGAAAATCAAGCAGTTACAAATAAAGTAGCTGCTTATTTTTTTATGTATGCTGAATAACATTCCGCTTTTAGACCCTTTTAAACCCTTTTAATCTTATCTTTGTATGCAAATCCTATGCAAATTTTCAGATTTGCATAAACTAAAAACATAGATATATGGCAACGGTTAAATTCTACCTTGATAAAAGAAGGCAAAAAAAAGATGGTACTTATCCGATAAAGTTGAATGTATTCCACAACAAACAAATAATGATAGCTACGCAGCTAAGTGCATCGGAAAAAGAATGGAATGGGAATGAATATTCTGTGCGTGCACAAAATTACAAGCCGAGGAATATAGTTGCCCGTGGAATAATAAACAAGGCGGAAACAGTAATATTTACTTTAGAGCAACAAGAAAAGTTGAAATCAACTACAGACAAAGCTTTGAAGAAGTTGATAGAGGACGCTATAAGTAGCAAGGTTGAAAACCAAAAGACGTTTCTCTATTATCTTGATGAATTCGTTTCCAAGAAAACCAATCAGGGGACTAAGTCTATATATACAACCACAAGAAACAAGATTGAGGAATACGATAGTCATTGTACTTTTGAGAGCATGGATAAGTCATGGCTGGAAAACTTTGAAACGTGGATGGCAAAGACGATGAAGGTTAATGCCTACGCTATTCATTTACGGAACATACGTAGTGTATTCAACTACGCCATTGATGAGGAGTACACAACATTGTATCCATTCAGAAGGTTTTCAATAAAGAAAGAGGAAACCCGAAAACGCAGCCTTACAGCAGAACAACTTAGGTTATTGAGAGATTATCCATGTGAGGAATACCAGATTAGATATAGGGATATGTTCATGCTCATGTTCTATCTCATAGGAGTAAATGCAGCCGATTTGTTTAACGCAAAACATTCTGCATTGGTAAATGGTCGTTTTGAATATAAAAGAGCTAAGACGGGGAAATTATACAGTATTAAAGTAGAACCGGAAGCGCAGGCTATAATTGAGAAATACAAAGGGAAGGATTATCTTCTTAATATAATGGATGACTACGGAAATTACAAGGATTTCCTACATCGTATGGGAATAGGGTTAAAACAGATTGGAGAGACAGAAAGGAAGGGATTGGGAGGGAAAAAGAGTAGAAATCCTTTATTTCCTGATTTGTCCTCATATTGGGCAAGACACACATGGGCCACGGTAGCGGCAGAACTCGATGTCCCCAAAGAGGTAATCGCCCACGCGCTTGGGCATAGTTGGGCGAACAGCACAACGACTGACATCTATATCCATTTTGACATGCGAAAAGTAGATAAAGCTAATCGGAAAGTTATCGATTATGTAAATGTTTTTAAGAAGTAATAAGGAAGTGGGGAGATAAATATTTTCGATAATTATACCAGTTATTTCGGATAGATAGGTATGATATTCCAAATAATTACATATCTTTGCGAAAGCATGTCAAGTGGCATGCTTCCCATACTGACGAAAAGACATGAAAAAACTTACAATCAAACAAGAGAATTTTTGCAACTACTACATCGAAAGCGGCAATGCTTCCGATGCTTATCGTCGTGCCTATTCGTGCGAGAAGATGAGAGACAAACAAGTGTGGGAAGAATCTTGCAAATTGTTGTCTAACCCAAATGTAGCCCAAAGGGTTAAAGAGTTGCAGGAGGAACAAAAAAACAAATCGGATATAACTAAAGAACGCATTCTACAAGAATTGTCCGGTATAGCTTTCTCATCCATTGCCAGCATGTACAACACATGGATAGAGCGTAAAGAATTTGATGAGCTCTCTGACAAAGAGAAATCAGCAATAAAAAGTATATCTACCAAGATATTGAAAAAAAATATCGGAACAAGTGATGCTCCGGAAATTGTAGATGTTGAATATGTGAAGATAGAACTTTATGATAAGATAAAGGCTATTGAGCGTATATGTAAAATGCTTGGGTTTGATGAGCCTACCGAAATAGAGATGAATACCAGCAAACCCATAAGTGTCGAGGAAGCAAAGAAACTGATAGAAAGGCTATGATGGACGGTGTGCGGTATCTACAAGCATTTTGTATGTCGGGCGTTCTCAATTACACAAAATTTTTCTTTAAAAGTAAAACAGGGCGCAAATTTGTGGTGAGCAGACACCATGAACGCATATGTAATGCGTTGGATGATGTTATTTCCGGAAAAATTCAAAAACTGATAATCAATATTGCACCACGATATGGAAAGACCGAATTAGCCGTAAAGAACTTTATATCATACGGATTGGCACTCAACCCTTCCTCAAAGTTTGTCCATCTCTCATATTCTGACGATTTGGCTCACGATAATTCAGAAGAGATTAGAGACATAGTTAAATCAGAAGAGTATCAACAGCTGTTCCCGTATGTCCAGATAAAGAGAGGCACAGACAGCAAAAAGAAGTGGAGTACCACTGCTGGCGGTGGTGTATATGCGGTATCAACAGGTGGACAGATAACGGGATTTGGCGCTGGAGAGGTGGACGATATAGATGATAAAGAAACAGAAAAAGAAATAGATAGCATATTAAAGGGGGCAAGGTTTTCCGGCGCCATTGTCATAGACGACCCTATTAAGCCGGAGGACGCTTTGTCTGACGTGAAAAGGGAAAAGGTTAACCAACGCTTTGAAACTACTATCCGTAACCGAGTGAACAGCCGAAACACCCCGATTGTAATAATCATGCAGCGCCTGCATGAGAATGATTTGTGCGGCTATCTTATGAAAACAGAGCCAGGGCAATGGACTGTTCTTTCATTGCCGGTCATAGAAAAAGAAGCGGACGGGAAAGAATTTCCTTTGTGGGAATTTAAACACACATTGGATGAATTGCATAATCTTAATAGAATAAATCCATTCGTCTTTGAAACACAATATATGCAGAACCCTACACCTATAGAAGGTCTTATGTACGGTACATTCAAGACTTATAGGGAAATACCATATACCAACCGTGCCATTCGGAAAAATTATACTGATACCGCAGATACGGGCAGTGACAGATTATGTTCCATAGATTATGTGGATACAGAAATAGGCAACTTTATTTTAAGCATACTGTATACGGACGCTCCTATGGAGGTTACGGAGCCGAAAGTTGCAGCTTTGCTTGCCAAAGATAGAGTAACCATAGCTAACATTGAAAGCAATAACGGTGGACGTGGTTTTGCCCGAAACGTAGAGCGGCAATCACGGATAATGGGCAATAATGAAACAGAAATAAAATGGTTTCATCAGTCGGGGAATAAGGAAGTTCGAATATTTACCCGCTCCGCTGAGGTTATGAATCTTACATATATGCCGGAAGGTTGGGAAGTGCTCTTTCCTGAATTTTATGCAGAGATAAAATCTTTTAGGAAGTTCGGAAAAAACGCACATGATGATGGGGCAGATGCTCTTACCGGAACCGTAGAAAAACGCGGAGATTTTGAATATGACAGCTATGAGGCTGCGACAGTCGCATTTTCCGGCATTCCAATTGTAGAAATACATCCACTGCTTAATGGGCGTTTTCTGTATGCGAAAGCGTATGTTGTACATGATACAATATATGTGGACGATGCGTATATAGGAGAATTGATTCCCATCAAAGAAATCGCCGCGCTGGTCGCTGGTACCGATGTAAACATTGAGACTTCGCAGGCGATGCTTCATTATATACGCGATTATAGGGCTGAAATAGGTGATGTGTGGGCAAGGCAAGAAAATACAGGAAAACTTTCTTATATTGAAGCATTTAAGGGGCTAATTCGAGATTTTAAATTCAAGAGGGATAATAAAATGTCCTTATTTATGCGTAATCTAATGGACTATGACGGCAAAGATGTCTATGAAGCAATGTATGTATTGTGTTGTATAGCGGATAGAGTAAAAAGAAAATCAAAAAAATAATCATAAAAATGATGTTTGTTATTTGGAATTAGTCTAAATAATATGTATATTTGCACACGTAGGGTCACTACAAGCGTGTGAAGTTGCACGCAACCGTATTAATGGACTAAAACACTAAATATATGGGAGTGGCCGCATTAATTTGCTGTCACTCCTGCTTTGTATATGGGCATATTTACTAAATTTTGGAAGCCAGAGAATAAAAAGTCTATTCCGATGTATGATAATGTAAATCGGGTAGAAAGAGATGCAGCAGGAAACTACTGGTTTTTGTCCGATTTGTTTGGAAGGCGTTCCAAATGGAAAGTATATTATGACATGACTGACAATTTGGATAAAGCCGGAGCGCTTGTTTCCTGTACGCCTTTCTTCACTGTAGTTGATAAAATCGGTTCTATGATGTCCCGTGGTATTCCTTATGTGGTAGATAAGGATGGAAATGAAAAAAGGACATTTGCCGATATACGTAATATACTCAACGCTCCCAATCCGCTGCAAACATTCTCTTCATTTGTAAAGCAAATTGAAATATGTCTTAAGGTATTCGGCTATTGTCCAATTGTTCTTGTTAGAGCGACAAAAACAAGCACTCCTAAGGCAATGTGGATAATTCCACCTGAGATTTTCCATATGGAAGGAACCGGTAAGGTGTTTCGCCAATACGAACTGAAAAATATTATATCAAGTGTATATATAGACTGTAACGGAACTCGATTAGAGTTGGAGGATTATGAATACCTTGTAATATATGACAGCAATATAGTAATAAATAGCGGTACGACTGCTGATGTCAAATTTGAGTCCGTTTCAGATAGCCTTTCTCAGCCTATATCAAACTGGGTAGCTTCTATGTCTGCAAGCCATACATTGCTTGTAAATGGTGGTCCTAAAGGCGTGCTCTATAATGATTATACTGACCAGATGGGAAATGTTGCCCTTTCCTCGGAAGATGAAAAGGATATAAAGGACAGATTTAAACGTGATTATGGCTTAGTAAACAAGGAATATCCCATTTTGGTGACACGTTACAAATTAGGATGGCTTCCTCTTGATTTTAATGCTGATGAATTAAAACTTCATGAAGAGGATAAGAGGTGTACAGATAAGATTGCCAATGCAATGGGTATAAATGCCAATCTTTTTACGGACGCCAAATACGACAACCTTGAAAGTGCCGGGAAAAAGGCTTATCAGGACGTAATCATTCCAGATAGCCGAAAGATAGCAGAATGTCTTTCAAAAGCCATATGCCCGGAAGGTGTTTTTATTAAGATTGATTTTACAGATGTTGAATGCCTTCAAACCAACAAGGAGACAGAAGCCAATACATTGGTTAAAGTTGCTGATGCCTTACAGAGATTGATAGATAAGTCTTTGATAACACATGATGAAGCACGTATAGAAGTTGCAAGATACATAGATATTGACCCGGATAATCCAAAAGGAGATTTTGATAACAATGCAGCAAGCAGCGCATCTGTTGAAAATAACGTCAATAACAGTAAGGAAAATGGAAACAATGACAAATAAATACAAAGATAAGATGGGGATGCAGTATAAATTGTTCTCCATTAACTCGAAGGATGTCCAATATAGCCCCGAAAGCCGGACTATCAGCGGATATGCTGCTGTATTCGGAAACATAGATAAGGCTCATGATATTCTATTGAAAGGTTGCTTTTCAAAAAGTATCAATGAAAGAGGGCCGCAAAGCCAGGCAAATGACAAAATTATACTCCTTTGGATGCACGACATGTCAGAGCCTTTGGGATTTATTACAGAATTGAAAGAAGATGATAGAGGGCTTTATTTTGAGGCGCGCATTGATGAGATTGAACTTGGAGATAGGGCCATAAAACAACTTGAGTCAGGCACGCTTAATCAATTCTCTATTGGTTATGAGTATGTATGGGAGAATTGCGAATGGGATTACGAAAAAGAAGCCCTGATTGTTAGAGAGGTTAAGCTGTATGAAATATCGGTGGTATCAATTGGCTGTAATGGAGAAACCGAGTATTTGGGGTTGAAGTCAATTGAAGACTACGAAAACGCTTATAAGGATTTAAGCGGTGAAATTTCCTTGTTATGTAAAAATATGAGTACAACCAAGCAACAGCGTTTGCAAAAAATTATAGCCAAAGCAATGTCACTTGCATCTTTTAGGCCGGACGGTGTTATACCTGCTCCACCCAAAGGGATGGAAGCCGGCAGTAATGGCAAAACGGAAGAAAAATCATTATGTAATTTATTAAAACTAAAATCGGTATGAAATTAGGATTTTTAGAACTTATGGACACATCCGGCTTGTCCGAAGAAAACAAGAAGTTTTTTGAATCTTTGGACGAAAAAATGGGAGAAGCCTTTGAAAAACAAGTGAAAGGCTATCTTGCGGATGAAGTGAAATTGGAGGATTTGCGTAAATCCATAAAGGATGCCGCTGATTCCATAAATGACATCAAGGAAAAGGATTTTGCCGGCATTGACAAAAAGACTTTTGAGGAGAAGGTTAATGAATTGGAGAATGCCATTTTACGTGTAAAGGCTTCTACCGAAGTAGGTAAAAACGGGGAGGTAAAGATTAAATCTGTTTATGAGCAGCTACACGAACAGCTCAAGGAGTATATTGCCGCGGACAAGAAGGGCGTTATGTCTCTTGATTTGAAATCGGCTTGTCAGTCGGCTCCCGGCAATAAGTTGGGATTAAATCTTGTGCTGGAAAAGAAAGACGCTGCAACTATTACTTCCGGATCCCTTGCTCCGCATTACGGACTTGAGGTTGACCCAAATTTATCAGTCAATCCGAGAGCGCAAACCGTCATTAGAAAATATGCAAATGTATCAAGCACAAATAATAGGGCTTTGGTTTATGCGGAATATACAAGCAATGAAGGAGATGCTGCATGGGTTCCTGAAGGTGGGCTAAAGCCTTTGATGGATGCGACATTGACAGAAAAAACAATAACCGCTGCCAAAGTGGCTATTGCTGCTAAATTTACAGAGGAAACGCTGTCGGATTTTCCCAGCTTCGTCAATGAAGTTGAAACGGAAATGGTAAATAAACTTGGAATCAAAGAAGAGCAGGGAATTTTGTCAGGCAATGGCTCTAGTGGAGAAATAAAAGGCGTTGCATCGGATATGCCGGCATTCTCTCTCTCTACTTTCTATGTTGAGAAGCCAAATATGTTTGATGCTCTTGTGGCTGCATATTCGCAAATTGTATCCACCAGCGAAATGGCTTATCGTCCGAACCTTGTACTGATGAACCCATTGGATTACGCGTCCATGCAGTTGGCTAAGGATGCTAACGGTCAATATCTCCGCCCATTCCGATATGGAGATGAATTGATTCAGGGATTGCGTGTAGAAACGACCACAGCAGTAAAACAAGGAGATTTCATCATGGGTGATTTCTCATACTTGAACATTCGTGACTTGTGGGAATTGTCTATTACCTTAGGATGGGAGAATGACGATTTCCGCAAGAATATCGTGACTGTAATCGCAGAGAAGAGGCTGATGTGTTATATCAAGTCGCAATATAAGACCGCATTTGTAAAGGACACATTCTCTACTGTAATAGAAGGTATCACTCAAGAAGCATAAGGAGAATAATTATGGGAAAAGAATATAGAATAAACCTGACTAAGCGTTATAATGTAACATTTGTCAAGGATGGTGTGAAGTATAAAACAGGCGATGAAGTTTCAGTCGGAATGGCTCTTGCGAGCAAGTTTTATGCCGAGGGTAAAATTGAAGCAACAAACGAACTGATTAATGATGCCAGAGCGTTGGGTTGCGAGGAGTTGTTCACTAAACGTAAATCTGCGAAAAAAGATACGGTATGATAATTGACTACGAATCTTTCACCGGGTTGCTGAGTGTCGGGATAAATCCTGACACTGGCGCTCCCTCTATAACAAGAGATGCGGAGTTGGGCAAAATAGAATCATATATTTCCGTATATGAACAGGAATATTTGATTCGTATACTTGGTGAGGATATGTGTAAGGCTTTTACCGATTATCTTAATTCAAAAGAAGATGGCGTTGATGATAAATGGGATAGGCTGCTTGCTATTTTATCAGAAAAATACAGCCCTATTGCTTGCTATATATTTTTCAAGTATATAGCGGACGGTAATTACAGCGTAACAAATGTTGGAACAGTAACCTCTGCCGATGGAGATGCTGTTTCTCCACAAGTTTTGCAAATTAGGGCATGGAATGATATGGTAAATATGAACAAGCGTGTTTATAAACTTTTGCAAGGAAAGGAATATGCTGGTGTATGTTTCAATCCATGTATGTTGCGTAAAATAAACTGTATGGGAATATGAAGCCGGTAAATGATATATTTGCGGACATTGTAAAAAAGGTATCGAAAAGATACGGAAGCAATGTGTCGTTTTTATTCGGAGACTGGGCCTACATAAGCAATCAATTAACTTTATGGGGTAAAAGTCCCAAGACAAGTAAATTGAAGTTTCCTATAATATGTCTTTATTCTCCGTTCACGGAAGATAGAAGTTCTGCCGAGACTGAGGTTAGCCTGGAGTTTATTATTATGGTAAACACTTTGAAAGGGTATTCGAATGAAGACCGGCAAAAGACTTCCTTTGAGCAGGTATTGCGACCTATATACAATATTTTCTTGGATGAAATCAAGAAAGACATAAACATTGTCCGTAGTTACAATGATGTGGTTCCACATTCCTACATTGAAAACTACAGATATGGCAGGGTTGGGGTAATAGGAGAAGACGGGAAACCATTCAGTGATTTTATTGATGCTATCGAGATGAAAAATGTAAATTTAACCATTAAAGAAGTAAAATGTTATGGCAACAGATTATAGAAAGTGTCCGGGCGTTGCAACTTTTAATACGGGTAGCTCCGTGTGTGTGCTTGACCCCGGTAAAATAAAAGCTATCATACTGACTATTCACGGTCATAAGATACCTACAGAGAAAACAGCGGAAGCCTTTGAAAAGGCTTGCCATGCAGACCGTCCGGGAAGAATATTCCCTATCAAAACGATTGTGGAATATGCACCTTCCGGTGGAGAGGCTCAAACTTCTGCTACGGGATACGGCCCTACTAAAATCACAAGCTATTCAGCTAAAAATGATGTATGGACTTTGCAGGACTACGATGCCAGCTTGAAAGCAAACATCATGGTGGCAAAGAATGTGGCATTTGATGCTTATTTTGTAGATGAGAACAACGTCATTTACGGAATGAATGACGGTACGAAAGATTTGGCGGGCATTCCACTGTCCGGCGTTTATCCGGGCGGTCAGGACTGGGATTCTTCTGGCACAGAAGCCAACTTGACTATCGCAACCATGTTCAAGGATTACGAAAAGTATATTAAGAACGCGGATGTGAGAGCTTATGATTTTGATGTCGTTGACGCATTGAAAGGATTGGTATATGTTGATTTGGTATCAACAGAATCAAACAAGTATAAATTGATTGAGCACTTCGGAAATTTGGATATTACGGAGTATTACGGTGAATTACTGGCAAAGAATGCAGAAAAAGTGTTGAACGGGGCGACAAGTGCTTCTTATGCTAACGGGGTCATTACTACCGTTGGCGAGGACTCCGTTACCCTTGCATCTCCCTCTGTATTGCAAGAAGCTGGAATTACGGGTATTGAGGCTTGGACATGATAGTAGAAGGTGTAACATTCAATGAGGAGAGGGTGAGAAATATGAAGAAGAGGGACTTCATAAACACACATAAGAATGTGTTTTTTCTTGACCGACCGCCCGAAGAAAGGGAGAAAACCCTTTCGTCCATCTACGATGATATAGCATCTTCCGGTGCGGCAAGACAGAAAAAAGATGATTGTATATTATGATGGTGGTATCGTTTAATTAGGGGCGTTCATTCGCCCCTAAATTGTCTTGACTATGGCTAACATTATTGAAGCAGAAGAAAATTTCAGACGGTTTGCTACCGGATTTGAACCGATGATACGGGATATTATGGTAAAAAACAGAGAAGAAGTTTCCCAATATATTGTAGAACAACTATGGTCAGGTATTAACGGAAATGACAAACCGTTACGCCCTACTTACCTTAATGACCCGTATTTCAATACCAAAGAAGCGGGGTATTGGTATAAGAACGCCAAAGGCTATGCTGCTTTCAAGCAAAGGGTAGCCCCGCTTATGTATTCTTCGCTGATAAACGCTCCTGTAAGTTCAAAAGGGACGCCAAACCTGATAATTACGGGTGAATTTCACGATTCTATTACAGCCGTACCGATAGATAAGGGGCTAAGGATTGAAAGTGTGGGGATAAGCTTTAGCGGTGATATAGAAAAAAAATACGGACAGGCGATTTACAAGGTCGGTTCTTATGCGAGAAAGGCATTCATGGAAAGGCATATAAAGCAAGGTATTGCGGATTATTTTAGAAAATTCGGTTTATAATGGGATGTGCGTGTGAAAACAAAAAGAGAATGGCAGATATAGCCAAGATGCGTTCGCTTGCAAGAAAAGCCGCAAAGATGGAGGGGAAAGTATATATCCTTTATGAGAAAGACGGGGTTTTCAATTTTTGCCCGAGAGGCGAAATGTTCAACGGGAAACTGATTGAATATGTTTGGTTCTGATATTAAAAAAAGAACACTGTTTTTTGTATAACCCCCGTAATTTTTCTGCCTTTAAATTGAAAAATATTAAAAACGGAACAAAGGCGGGATAACTCCCGCCTTATACAATCATTTTCTGGTTATTATACTCATGTGTGGGTATTTGGTTTCATGAATTGTCGGCTTCTTGAGCTTTTCTCCTTTGAGTTCTGCAAGTTCCGCCTTGACTTCCTTAAGTTCGTTCA